GAGTCGCTGTGCAAACTCCTCATACGATTTACTGGAAACAGCACCATCGGCGTGCAGCGCATCATAGAGCTGCTTTCTGTTATGATAGCCCTGCTTGCCAGGCGCATACACGAACTGTCTGAAATGTTCTCTAGTTCCTGAAACTGCGCCATCGGCTTTCAAGGCGTTATAAAGTTGGTCAAATTTATCTCCAGCCATATATTATATTAATGTTTATAAACCAAGTTTCTTAGTATTCTTATAGCCGTTCTTCGACTTCTGGGTAGGCTTGCCTCCACCAGAACCCTTTGGAGCAGCCTTCTTCTGTGCAGCAGCTTTGGCAGCCGCCTTCTTCTGTGCAGTCTGCTTACCAATCTGGGTAGCAATAGAGTTGCCTCTTGTGGTATTCGATACCTTCTTGATACCACCCCTAGAGTAAACTTCCTGACTTGTAGTACTTGAAGAAGGCGTATCTATCTTATAGCCAAGTTCGGCTGCTCTGGCAATCCAGCTCTTTTCGTTCTTGAAATGCTCAGTCTGTCCAGTAACCGGATTGTAAAGAGGATAGTTGTTTGATGAACCGCCACCAGACTTTCCGCTACCAGACTTTCCACCGCCCGAACGTCCGCTGCCACGCTTGTTGATAGACTGCTGTCTGAGACCGTTGGAGATAGCCGCCTGCTGCTCTCTGAACTTGAACTGTCTTTCCCAGTTGTCCTGCTTCTGCTTATCCTGCTCCTGTTTATACTGAGCCGAAGCCGCATCCTTATCCCTGCGGTAGTCGAACTTATCCTTTGCAAGCTGCGCATTCTCGCCACGAAGCCCCATCAGGTACTCCTTATATACCTTGTCAGCCTGTGCCTTTCGGTTCTCCAGATCGAACTCCGCCTGCTTGTAAGCCGCATCAGAAGCCGCCGCCGCCTCTTTCTGTCTCTGCGCCTTTCGGTTCTGATACCCCTGTTCCATCATGGCAGTAGGGTCATTGAACTGCTGAAGAGGCGCACCCTTGGAAGTGTTCACGATGTTAGCCATGTGGCGTATGGCATCGGCAAATGCTGCGATATTCTCCCTGTTGGTAGTCATTCTGCGGTCATATTCGTCAGGAGTCTCGCCCTCCCTCATTCCCGGTCTGTTCTTGGGAATCAGCTTGCCGAGCCACCCGAAGAATCCGCCATCCCTCTGTGAAGGGTCCGCCTGAAACTCTGGAGCCTGCTTGCTCTGTGCCGTCTGATAGCCGCTCAAAGCGGAAGAAATCGCATCATAGCTAGGTGTGCCGTCCTCATTCCATCCTGTAGGCTGCTTCATTCCCTCGAAACTGGTCTGAGGCTGAGGAGTATTTTCAGCCGCATCACCCATATAAGGAGTCTGGACTGGTCCCAAAGTTGGGTTGGCATAGCCATTCCCCTGCGGAACGAACTCTTCCGGCTTCTGCATCTGGGTAAAATCCGTTACTGGAGCCGCCCCTGTCTGCAATGGCTGAGGCTGAAACTTTCCCATGGTATTACCGCCCTGCTGAAAGACGTTCACGCTAGCCACCGCTGGAATGACGCCCTGCTGAGCACCCTGCATCACCTGATTGCCGCCACCCATCACCTGATCATAGTCGGGGTGTCTGGCTCGCATCATGTCCAAAGCCGCCTGAGGATACCCACTAATAGTAATGGGTGCCCTCTTCGGCTGCAGTGTATCTTGATTGTTTACTCCTGCCATACGCTAATTTTCGTATTTAATAGTAACCGTGTGACCTTCCTTCATAGCCTTACGCACAAGCTTGACGGCTTTTTCAATCGCAATTTCCTCGGGGTTATCCTCAGTAGGATGAGTGTCTTTGGCAGAAGAAAGTTTCATCAGTTCTTCCTCGCTAAGTTCAGGCTGCTGAGGAAAGCGGAAAGGCTTATCCTTTTCTAAATATTCAGATTCAATAAGCCACTTTTGCAGACCTGCATTACAAATTTTCTGAATATGCTCAAAATGCTCTGAGTCCTCTTTGATTCTTCTCTTGTAACTTTCCTTAAAAGCCTCCAACTCCTTCTTGGTAGCCTCCAGTTCATTACCCAAGTCAGCAATCACCTCGTCCTTCTCTGCAATCACCTTTTCCTTCCAAGCGAGAGCACTCTCGGCACTCTTCAAAGCCTGAGCATCAATCTTGTCAACAACCTTGTCTGCAAGCTCCTCCTTCAACTTCTCATTCTCCCCAACATATTTCAGACCTAACTCGGCAAGATTCTTCTCACGAATCTTTGTAAGGCGAAGTTCCTCTGCAACGTCAGACAAAATAGCGTTCTTGTCATGGATGATGCCATTCAGTTTAGCAATCTCCTTGCCGAGACACTTAATCTGTTTTCGGTCGATTTTGTCGTTGTGCTTTTTACAAGCATTCAAAACCGTAATCTGATCCTCCAGATTTGATTTCTCCTTGGTAAGCTCTGCAATCTTCTTTGCCTGCTCATCCAACAAAGCATCGTTGAACTGGGAGGCTGATTCTTTAAGGGCTGGGTTGCCTTCCTTCATCTTATCAATGGCTTCAAGCAGTTCAGCGTTCTTCTTTTTGAGACGCATGATTTCGTTCGCCTGCAAGATAAACGCATCTGTTGCAGCTTTCAGACCATTCTCCTTTGGCTGCTCTTCAACAGGACCGGGTGCCTTGGTGTTCTTTTCATACTCCTTCTTCAAACGTTCCTTGCGCTCGTCAAAGACTCCAGCTAACATAGCGAGTTGAAAGCCGGCAGAACAAACAATCTGCATCGCTTCACAAATCTCAGGAGACTCGTATTCTGTAAAGGCTTCACTAACAACTCCAGGCTTACCAGGCTTACCAGGTCCGCCAAGCTTAAAACCTTCCTTCTCCAATATCTTCTTTGCTTCTTCTAATGTCATATCTATTTTGTTTTAATGTTTAAAAAACTTGTTTATAATATCGTCGTATGATGCAGGAATAATGCCGTTATCTGTCTCGGTGTAATAGCAGAATCTTGGACCCCATTCCTCTGCTTCCTCCTTTTCTTCTACAACTATTACATTGCGGATTTTACCATCCTTGCATAGCAACTGAGCATAACGCTCACGTCTGGTATTTACTCTATGGTTATACTGCTCGTCTATTCCTTTTAGAAACTTCGCAAAATCATCTAGCGTTATCTTATTATTGCTAGACTCGAATGGCTTTTCAATCTGAGACAAAAGACCTTTTCCTATCTTTACTTCCATATTATTTGCGTTTAATCATTTTAACACTTCCCGAAAAATTAGGGGTGGGGAAAATCGGGAAACCGAAATCCAGAAAAAGGGGTGGGGGGGTGGCGGGATTTTTATTTATGTATTTATCTACTATAATTTGCAACGGTGGTCAAAGGGGGTGGGGGGCTTGGGGTGTCCTCTACGCCTCGCCTGCCCTTGCCTTGCCGTCCTCGTCCTCGCCCGTACCTTCTCCCTTGGGCTGCTACCCCTTCAACCTCTTCTTGGCTCCAGTGGCTAGGTCTAGAGGGTCATAATGCTGCCCAACCTCGTTGTAGCCAGCAGGGATAGGGTCTGCCACGGCTCCCTTGCCGTATTGGGCTTCGTATGCCACTCCAGTTGGGTTGACTTTAGGGGTTTGTGTTACATTATCGTTATCAACTCCACTTGTCGAACTACCTAACTTACTGCTACCTTGTGACTTAACTCCTTCGAGTTGTGACCCCAATTGGTTCACACCGAAATTGAAGAGGGCATTTGACGCATTTTGGGCTGCATCGCTCGTTGCCTGCGCCTTCTGCTGCTCGATTTGCTGACGTTCTCGTGACAACTGCTGCGTGTTGGCAAGATGAGCATCCTCCACATGCTGCTTGCGTGCCGTGTCCTGCGCTGCCACGTTGGCTATCGTGTCGCCCATAGCCTTGTTAGCCGCTTCCTTCGCCATTGCCACGCTTGCAGCAGTTCCACCGCCAACCGCTGCGGCTCCATCAGCCTTGCGGACGTACTCATCCTGCACCTCCTGCGCTCTTCTCATAAGGTTTTGCCCTGCCTTGGTGTCAAGGTAATCGGTATTGTAATTCTTGTCGTACCAAGCCTTTTCAGCGTTGGTCCTGTACTGATTCTCGGCTTGTGCTCGTCTAGCCGCCTTCTTAGCCTTGTTAGCACCAAAGATGGAGGAGCCAACACCAAGTGCCAAGGATGCAGCACCCATGACCCCCTCTTTGCGCTCTCCAAGCAGTTTGGAAGAGGTCAAATCCTTTGGTAATCTTGTCAATATTTCGCTCATAATCTTGATATTTTCGTTTGTGGGGGCAAATATATAATATTTAGAGGTTCGTTTTGCCGTGTTTCCATTCAAGGATTTTTACCGCTCCAAACCCGTCAAAGTGTTAGTCGGGGCGCAAACATCTACGAAACCATTTACCTCATGCCCTTCAAAACTGCCCATTTTGTAAACAAAAGTACAAAACACCCTTAAAACGTAACCGCTTGATAATGAGGATTTGAGTCTCAATCGATCCAAAGGGGAAACACAAGCCGAGTGTAATGTTATTTCGTATTCTTCATAGTTGGGTCGATTTAGGCTGATTTTTCGTCTTGCATTAATAGGTACGCACGTACGCATAAGGAAGTCATTAAGAAGATTTAACGCTGCTCTTGATAGGTTTGCAGGTGATTTCAAAGCGAACTCCTCCCATTTCTGCCGATTTTTGCGATTTTCGGGCAAATGTTCGGGATTCTCCTCAAATTCGAGAGTTTTGAGCCATATAAGAGCCATTTTAAGCCCATCTAGAGCCGATTTATGGTTTTTTTCGGGGTATTGGCGGTTTCGTGCAGGATTTATCGCTCATCTAGGATGAAGGCTTCTAGATGCGGTTTGGACATGCTTCGTGTATCATCATGGCTTAGGGCTTGCCTTGCATAGGTGTTGCGTGGTTCCCATGGTGTGTGTGCTTCTCTCTCTATTGGGTGAGGTTGGCAAGGTGGGGGGAGTGAAGGGGTGTGGGGAGATAAGGGGGCAGCGCCCCCACGGGGCTACGCCCCTCCCCATGCCCTAGGGGGCTTGCGCCCTCCCTCTTGGAGCCATTATCTAGTGATAGCCCTCAACTCGTCCACCTGCTTGAAGAACTCATCAAGGGTATCAGCCGTATAGTGGATGCCCTTGTAGCGCACGAACGCTGCAAACTCCTTCGAGGTATCAACGACCCTCAAAGGTTCTTCACCTAGAAGAGTGGACATCTTGACCCCTAGTTTGTCCGCCATCTTCTCTAACAAATCATACGTAGGATAGTTGCGACCAGTCACGATATTGCTAATAGCCGCAGCGGTTACACCCATCTCTTCGGCAAACTCCTTTGAAGTCTTGCCCTTCTCCTTTAAAATTTCCTTTAAGTATATCTTTACCATAAAATTAAACGTTGCTTTATTTTTGGGTACAAAGTTACATAAAAATAAGCATATCTATATTTAATTTCTGTAAAAATACAGTATCACTATATTAAGAAGCGTTAAAAATAAAGCATTTCTTGCTTTAAAATTTGGCAGAAATAAAGTTTTGCTTTATCTTTGCACTCGAAATCAAGTTAGTTTGGTTTCAAGAGGAACGATGGCACGTTTAGCACTTCACGTTTAACTACCTCTATAAAAGTACAGATTAGTCGGGGAAAAGGCAGCAGAATAAACTGCTATAACAAAGCGTAGCGAACAACGTCAGTTCCGTTTAGCATTTTTGGTCGTTAAAAAGGCAAAGACAAAGAAGTCTCAAACACTCATCACGCAAGATGGAAAAACGCTAGTCGTGTTAGACTAGAGAAATATCGAAACACGTTGACCCACAAACGTTAAACGAAGGGAGCTAGGTCACATGTAGCTTGTGAACGTTGGGCGCAAACGTACACCTGCACTTTAAGTTTAATTTAATCAGCAACAATTATGAAGAAATTTGATTATATCGGCATCGCAGGCATGATAATTACTGCCGCCATGCTAATTGCTAGCTTTATCATCCAAGATACGCTAGGCAACAACTACAGAGACATATACGACCCATTTTGGATAAGCGTCTCTTGCTATCTGTTATTAGGTTCATTTGTATGTACGGGGCTTACCCTCGTGGCACTCACAATATTTGAAGACAAGTAATAATAAGGGGCTAGCAATAGCCCCTCTAAAACATAAGATTATGGCAGTAGCAAAGAAGATAGAGTTAACGGCTAATCAGTTGTGGGTACTTAAGTATATCCTGCATGAGGTTGCCAGTAGTGAGGAAGGAGCTAACGGCATCTACCTCACTCCAAAGGAAAGAGTTTCACTCGGACAGATAAGAAGTAAATTGTAAAGGTATGAAGAAGGAGATATCAGAAGCGGAGGTGGCTTTCATCAGAAGAGCACTGAAGCATTTCCAAAATTGGTTGGGCAGCGGTGAGGAGCCAGTGCTTGACAACCTAGTAAGTAACTTTTAAATAGACAAGGTATGAAGAAGTATATAGTAGTTAGAGAATACATTGACCCCGATAAGGAGCCAAAAGTTATTGGGCAGTTCGAGACAAGACGAGGGGCTGAGACATTTGCTTGGGGTAGCGATGGCAAATGCTGGGTGTATGAAATGAGTATGTAACAATGTGTGGGGAGATAAGGGGGCAACGCCCCCACGGGGCTGCGCCCCTCCCCACGTCAAACATCAAGACTATGGCTAAGGAAGTACATGTTATATTGAAGGGTGATTGCTATTCGATGAACACTTATTGCAGCACCCTCAAAGAGTTTTTGGAAATGAGACATCTTAAGAGAAGTGACGTTTCCGATTGGTGGAAGGAGTAATGGTATGATTACAATAACAGAAGAACAGATTTGCGGAGGGTGTAAACATCACGTTTACCACTTCTCCCCAATCTCACAAGATTACGATTACTATACTTGCAGGCTGCATAAAAGCCCAAGCAAGTGTAATCAAGGTATTAACGATTAAACAGACAAAAGATTATGGGAAAATATTTGGTAAAAACGTATAGCGTTATCAGACAAACAAACGGAGATACATTTGAGCGTGAAGGTTTTTCCAAAGTGGTTAGCGAGAAAGTATTAAAACTTGCAAAACAAGCTAACAAGGAAGTTGGATACAAGTACGTAGGACGCTTTAAAGATACACAAGGACGCTATTACACCAAGTATGCGTACGTGGCTGAGGCGTTTTCAACCGAGGAACGTAAAGTTACCTACTTCGTAACAATAACAAAATTAAAATAAGGCTTATGGAAAAGACAATAACACTTACAAGTGATGAGATATACAATATCACATCAGCTATTAACGATAGAATAATCCTTCTAGAGGAAACTATTTCAAGCCACAATGATATTCCTATAACGCACAAGCGATTAAAGGAGTTCAATGAGATTAAGGCAAAGTTGAACTATTAAAGTTAAGAGTTATGGCAGCAGATAACATTATAGAGTCTTTCAAGGTAGTAAAACGTTCCGACAGAGTTGTAACGTTTCCAATCCAAGCAACTCGTGTTGATGATGAGGTCGCAAAGCGCATCAAGGGGAACATGAAGGACGTTGGCTACAGATATGTAGGACGTTTCAAGGACATGTACGATAACACATACACTCAATACGAGAAGCGTAAGGAGTCTTCAAACAAGGAGTGTGAAGTTATCTACAGAATCAAGATAACAAGATTAGTATAACGATTAAATAGAAGATATTATGGCAGTAAAAAGAGACTTCAAGGAAGTATGCAGCGCATTTGACAACTTGCGTGAAGCGTTAGGCGACAATGCTCTATTGGACGGACTTTACAGATTTATCGGCACAAATGAGTTAGCCGATTATCTTGAACTTATCGCAGAGGACGAGGATATTTATTTGGGCTATGATGGCGAGGTAGATACTTCACGACCTTATGACGATGAGGACGAGGAAGAAGAAGAGGAAGAAGAATAGTAACTAACTAGGTGGGGAGCAATCCCCACCACAATACTACAAGATTATGAGAAAGAAATCATTAGAGATTTTAAATAAGCAGCAAACTCGTATGACAGAGTATTTAATGCGTGACTTTGACAAAAGCACCATTACTAGAGCTGATTACGACAAAATTATCGACAGAGTTAATAAAATAGAACGTATTTACTATACGTACAGAAATCGCATATATAAGTTACATGGCTTAGATTTAAGAAAAAATAAAGACATCAAGAAAAAGCGTAAAGTTTACTTCAACGCCTATCACACCAACAAAGAGTATATGAACATTTAAATAGATACGATTATGAGAAAGAACAAGACTTACGAGCAGCAGAAGAAGTACTATGACGAGTACAACGAGCATGAGAGTTTAGGAGCCATCTTTATGTATTGGCTTGAATGCGGCAACGAGACCGCAGCACAGATGCAGGAGACCTACAGAGAGTGCAACAGAGAGTGCAAGGAGTTCATTTGGGAAGACCTCTACCACCTTTGTAACAACGAAGAAACTTTCGATAGAGAAACGTTCTACAAGTTCGTTAGAATCTTCAACTTTGGCAAGAAGTAAAAAGCCGCAGCGGTCAGCGAATAGAGGAGCACATCACGTTCAAGCCGTGAGACCGCACAAGTATAACAATTAAAAGAAAGGAACGAAAATGAAGAAAATTTTAGCTTTGAAAGAGTATTGGAGTCTAATCAACGAGATAAGCGACTATCTCAGAGAAGACCATGACACCATTACCACGAAAATCAACGGAGTTGAATACGTAGTGTACAAACGTCTAAATCCCGACTATGTGGAGTTTATGAACAACGAGACGAAGGAAGTCACTTATGTTGATATTATAGACGAGCCAACCGAGACTTCAAGCCTTTTGGTTCAGTCAGCAGTAAACGAAATAAGATATAGAAAGGGTTAAGTTATGGACATTACGATTTTTGTTTTATGCGTTTTGTTCGGAGCCGTAGCAGGCTATCAGATTAGAGCGGCTAAAGATATGGAGGACGAGTAAAATGAACGTTATAAGAGCAACAAAGACTGCACGAAACAGAGTTGACGTAGTTTTCACTGGGGACAAGTATTTGTTCTTCAATCCCGACAATGGGTTGATAGCTTTGGCACAGAGACACGAAGCAGGTTCGGGCTTGTTCCATGTGCAGCGCACGGAGCAGATAAGCAAGAAGATGATAGAAGAGACCATCACGGACAACGAACCATCAAGTATTATTGTGTTAGGTTTTGAATATCATTACGAGGACAACAAGCCTCAGCATACACTACCATACGTAGTGAGTATTAAACTAGAAAAGAGATAAGAACATGAAGAAGAGCATTAAGTTAGTTTTGGTAGTGGCAACGATAGTTGCCCTACCTATCATGGCAGCAGGCATGCAGGATGATAGTAAGGACAAAGAAGCCCTTGTGGACTTCATAGAGTACTGTAGAACTTGCGAGAACCTCAGACAAGTGAATCCGGCAAAGGACTACGCCAAAGCCAGCCTTCACGAACTGAAGAGCGCAGCACGTTTCTATGAGGATCAAGAGAACTTCTTGGACTGCACCGACTATCAGCACCAAGCAGAAGTTAACAAGATTATCGGCAGAAACTATGCCGCTAGAATGGTTAACAATAACAAGTAATAAATTTAAAATTATAGGAGATTAAGATTATGAAAGCAGAGAACGCAGTTAGATTGAGTGATAATTTGGTAGGTTTTGAGGTTTACACCATACAAGACGTAGTAAAGGCACAAGCCGCAGGACTTGAACTTATTAATAAAGACGGAATAGGATACGACTACTCTGTAGTCATAGAAGATGAAGACGGAGAGGATGCCGAACGAGAGCCAACCGAACAGGAAGTATTCGAGCGCATCACAAAAGACCTCGCAGAAGGGGATGAGGTTTACGCCTGCATGGGCATCGCAGATGATTGGTCAGTGCAGGAGAAGGCAGCCACCACAATGCGCACCAACTTCTATGTAGGTCAGAAGGTCTATCTTATGCGTGACAACAAGATAGTTGAGGACGAGATTATCTACATCAACATGGTGATAGGAGGAGGCATGGAAGTATGCAAGCTTGTGTTAGGTGGAAACCAAGGACACTACATCAAGGCGAACCTTGTCTTCGCCACCAAGCAGGAACTTGTAGAGAGTCTGATGAATGAGTAAGTTTAACCCGAGGGAGAGCAATCTCCCTCACAAAACATAAAGAATATGAATAACGCTATAGTTAAAGATTTGCTGGCTACAAACGATTGGGACAGAATCATATTTTACCTTCCAAGGAATAGCTATACTTTGTTTCGTGGTGAAAAGTACGAGATAGATAGTTTCTGTGTATATATTCATACGCACAGAGAATATCCGGAAATGGACGTGTTGGACATTGAGAGTCTGATTTCCATGGATATTAAGTATAAGCAGAACGAATTTGAAGACATAGTAGATATACAAGAGGAGGGCTAAGATATGACGATAATAATCAAATGTTTCAAGGGAGCCACGCACGTTGACAAGTACAACAAGCGATATTATTGCAAGACAACGTTCATCATCAAGCAGACACCTTTCCGTGAAAGCTATTACCTCACGAATGGAATGCTTGTAAGCAAGAGCACTTGTCTAGAGAAGATAAAATAGAATTTGTTGCTGATTATAGGGCGAATGCGGTAGCCAAGCCGATACAGATGGTTGCAATGTACCATCCGCCCCCTAGTATTAATTTTTAAAAGAAAGGGTTAAATTATGAAGAAGTATGTAGTAGAAATCGTAGAGAAAATTACCTACAAGGTTTCGTTGGACGCATCATCATCCGAAGACGCAGAGAATGCCGCAAGACGTTTGTATGATTTGGGTTGTTTGGAGAATGGCGAGTTGGATAGTGTTTCATTTGATGTAGAAGAGAAGGAGGGCAAGTAACATGAAGAAGCAGAAAGTATTCATATTAATGCAACATGGCGTGGACTCTCAAGACAATTCGTGCGTTGATGTTGTAGGAGTTTATTCAACCAAGACAGCAGCAAAGGAGAAAATGGCAGAAGTGGAAAATAATATCCTAGACTTCTACGAGGATGAATATCCCGACTACTATGAGGTAACGGAAGATAAGGACGAATCATCATGGTGTTGTTCAATCAAGGATAGTACTATGTTTGATGAGTTGTTGATAACGGAAAAGATAGTTGATGAAGATTAAAAGATTAGTGATATGAACAAGCAGTTATTCTATTTCGTCTTCCCTCAGTCAGGGGAGACGATTACAAAGGAAATGAATCCACTGGCGGTGAAGGATGCCGCAGTGAAGTACTTGAAGACTCAGAACGAGGTAAGGGGCGATATTTGCATCATCAAGGACTCCAAGGAGAACGTGATTGCCATGGGCTACGTGAGCGATAGCATGAAGGTATCTTTCTTTACCGAGGATGAGACCGTACACGACATCAAGCCGATAGGCGTAATAGAGGAAGGAGGTAAGAAATGAGCGAAATCATTTTCAAGGCAATACGAGTAAGAACAGAAACGTGGGTTGATTGTTCCCCTACTATCAGAAATAGCGAAGTTTTTTCTAGCCATAAAGAACTTGGCGTAATAAACTCATATTTGATTGACACTAACACCCTCTGTCAATTTACTGGTGCAAAGGATTGTGACGGAACTCCTATCTTCGAGCATGATTTGCTAAGAAGTAAAACAGGTAGCATCTATGAAGTAGTTTGGAATCAAGGCAACACTAGTTTTAGTTTAGTGAATACTGAATTCCCCATTCTCTATCCAACAAATACTTTAGGGAGAATGTTACATAATAGGCACCTAAAAGTTGTCGGCAATAAATTCGACAAGAAAGGAGGTAAGAAATGAGACTACGACAAGCAGAGAAGATTCTTTGCAGAAAGAAAAACTATTATTGGGTGCCACGAATTTTTGCTTATCATTATGGCTTTTGCAAAGACCACAGATTGGCAAAGGCTATCCGAAGGTATCGTGCTTATCGGAAGAAAGGAGGTAAGGCATGAGCAAGCAGGAATGGTTTGTGCTCATCATATTTGTTATCACAATATTGATGGCAGTACTAGGATAAGAAAGGATGCGTATGGAAAAGGCAAGAATCATAGTCTATGACGATTGGGGCGTGATGCTTGACGAAACCGAGACTTTCTTTGCAAGCAAGGAGCAGTTGGAAGGAATCGTCAAGCAGACACTCAACCAAACGCACGATGGCGAGGTAGTTGAAGCATGGGTTGGAAGCAAGCTAAAGATGAAGTTTGAGTTCAACCGCAAGCGCAAGATAGTGAAGAGCAAGAGCCTTCATCCAGGGTGGGGCGGTAGGAGAGACAGAGCAGGAGCACCGAGCAAGGGAGCAGAAGCCCTAGTAAATCGTGTAGTCCTGCATGTGAATGAAGAAACCTTTGGCTTTTGTGAATCTCTAGGAAGAAACAAGGCTGAGTGGATAAGACAAGCTATCAAGGAGAAGCGAGAGCGAGACGGAAATGGAAAAGGGTAGTCAGAAATGGCTACCCTTTAATTGTTTGTTTACATCTTGCCTTCAAGTGCATCAAAGGCAGATTGCACGTCCTTGCTCAGCGTTCGGGCGTATCTTGTTGTCTGTCGCAGGTTGGTATGACCGAGAACCTTTGCCACGATATTGATTGACATACCCTTTGAAAGGAATAGCGTAGCAGCAGTAGCACGCCCCATGTGCGTGTGAAGCTTGGGAACCCCGATAATCTCGCCTATCACCTTCAAGTAATCATTGTACTTCTGATTGGAAATCTTAGGCAGGCAGAAGTTGTACTTCTTCAGAAGGTCAACGGCAGGCGTGAGGAGTTGGAAGACGAAATCCGTATCAGTCTTGGTACGCTTGGCATGATAGAACATCTTGCCGTCCTTCTCGGTGCAGTTGGCGTAGTCGAAAGAAGATAGGTCGGCATAAGCCAGTCCGGTGTAGCACTGAAAGAGAAACAAATCTCTTGCCTGCTGAATGTGCGGAGTGGCTATTTCCAGCTTCTTGATGGCGTTGAACTGCTCTTCCGTGATGCAGTCAACAAACTGCTTTTCCCCACGACATATGGAGAAGGGAAGGTACTTGTACGGATTGGAGTCCATAAACCCATCTATCACGGCATCGTTAATAAAAAGCTTAAGATACTTGTGGTAGTCATAGATGGTGCATTGAGCCTTGCCCTGCTTGTGCAGGAACTCATCCATCGCTCTAATCTTCGAGATATTGCAGTCCTCGAAAGACATGATCTTGCCCCACGACTGCAAGAATCCGATGAACACATCATAGCGTTTCTTGGTATGCTCGCACACCTTGCGCTCGTTTCTTCGCTTCTTGCAGTACTCCACGAAGGTGATTTTCTTCTCATCCTCGCCCTCGAAAAGCGCAGGAATCAGCGACAAATCCGTGATTCCTTCCTTCACCATCTTGTCGATTACGGCACGTCCACGCTCCTCGAAAGCCTTCAAACTCTCGTTGAGCAGGTCAGCATCCTTGTGCTTGATGATGCGCTTCAACTTGTCAGACCATTGGTTTGGAGTGACCTTGATACCGGTTGAGAGGTACTTTCTAGCCGACTTGTAGCTGAACCTCAATTCAACGGCAACTGCCTTCTGTGACGTTCCACGACGAAGGCGATTGTGAATAACACTTAAAATTATTCCAGCCATTTTGATAACATAAATTTACGGGCTTGATAACATTTTGATAACATAGCCCAATTTAACATAAATGTTATAAATAGCCGAATGGCTTGGCTCTCAGAGTATTACGCTATGTTACAACGTAAACTGGTTTACGACTGGTTTACAAAACCACGATTTCTAACCGAAACTCTCCAAAACCAAAAAGACGATTGCAACTGCTTGGTAATAAGCTAGTTACAATCGTCTTTCTTCTAGATAAATCTTGTTGTAAGCGTTCTTTATTTGCGTTCTAGTGACTCGCATGGGGTCACAAACAAAATTATCTAACAGATTGCACATCAGCTACTTATTTTAATACTGCAAAGATAGTGATAACTTTTTTATATCACAAACTTTTTGTGACTTATTTTTAATATTTATACGCTTTAAAAATAGAAAAAGCCATTTAAACCACTGATATACAATTAGTTATAAACTTTTTAGGCTTTTTCTTGGTTAAAGAGTGTATAAATGCTTGGATATTTGCCCACGATTATGTACTTTTGCACTCGTCAAGTTGCGATTGGCACAAGAAGACATAAGATTTATTGCAGCCTAAGTTCAATAGGTAACGATATATTGCACTCCCCTTAGTTGGTCGCAACACAACTTTGGGGAGTTTTTGTATTCCCCAATTTTGAAACGACAAGTCGAAGTGGCAGACTATGGGCTAAATACCTTCCGAGCCACTAAGACTATAAATCTCGCAAGGAAGACTCATGGCGAAGTGCAGGATTAATCGCAGAAGGCACGAGAAGGACGGAACGCTATAGTTCTGAAAGCTGCGAAACCGATTCACGTATAGCTTGTGATAGGTCGATGGAAGGGGCGAATATACGGTGTCCACCTGGAGAATCCTCCGCCACAATGAAATATTTGTGGGTAAGGGGGATTTTACTTTCCTCAGCTAACGTGCAACCAGTTCCTGTTTTAAGCCTAGCGGAATAAAAATTATAATTTAATTATATATCGTTATGAATAAAAAAAATAATAAACAACCTAGCGTGTACGTACCTACGCGTAAAGAGTTTGATGAGTACGTGACCTCCAAGATGAAGCTTGATGATAAAGATTGGGAGGATGCCATTTGGAATTTAGCCACAAAAGTTGGTTGGAGAAAGAAAAATGGCGAAGCTCCAAACCATTGGCATTCCCTTGTTTCCGCATACAATGGTGTGTTGTTGGTTAAGCTAGGAAGAAAACCGCATCTATTAGAGAAGATGCCTAAAATCGTTCCTAAGCACGAAAAGACCATCATCAATGAGATTGAGGAGGAATTTCCTGATAATGGTTTGCATTATATTGCCTATACTGATGGCTCTTGCGACAACTATTCTCAAACTAAAGCAGGAGGAGCAGCCTACGTTATTCTTAAAGATGGCGAAATCGCCAAAATTAAAAACCATGGGCAGTTAAACACCTCCAACAACAGAATGGAGCTGCTTGCAATAATAAGTGCAGTCAACGCTTGCCCAGATGGTGCTTACGTGGATATTTATACAGATAGCCAGTATTGCATTTTGGTTCTCTCTAAATCATACAAACCAAAGAAGAATCCCGATTTGTATGAGTTGTTCAAGAAATGCGCTGCTCATGTGGCTGGTGTTCGTTTTCACTGGGTTAAAGGTCATGATGGAAACAAGTACAACGAATTGGCTGACCAGTTGGCGTATGGTGCATATTGTGATATTTGCGACCAGTACAACATTGAAAAGACAAAGAGACATTGATTGAAAAGTATAGTTATGTTCAAGATATTCATTATAATCGCTCTTTGCGTAATCATATCGAAGCTGAGCGAGATATGAGATAAATAATAGGCTTATGAAGAAAATCAAGTGGAAGGTTGTAGCGTTTGTGAGTTGGGTGCTCATGACGTTTCTTGTGATAGATGCTTGCTTTGAAGCAGTTAACAAGGCTAATACGATAGTGAACATTATGGGTGTTCTCGGCATTAACCTTTGGATATTGATTTCAGTTGCGACAAATTGTTTAACATTCAAAAATAAGAAAGAGAATGAAAAGAAAGATTAATCATTTGTGTTGGTTTATGCTGCTTGGTGCAGCGTTGTTTTCAACAACCTCTTGTAGCGAGCGTGTAGATGCAGGCTCAGAGGGTATCTTGGTGAACCTCTATGGTTCCGACAAGGGAGTAGATGATGTGAGTCTCGTTACTGGTCGTGTATGGTACAATCCTTTCACTGAGGAAGTGTACGAGTACCCTACCTATGTTCAGACTATCGACTATCCTGCATTCACCATCAACGCCAAGGATGGCTCGGAGTTCACCGTGGATCCTACCGTATCACTGAAGATGGTTGACGGCAATGCTCCGAGAGTTTTCAAGAAGTACCGCAAGGGGCTGAACGATATTGTGAATGGTACTTTGTTCAACTACGTGAAGGATGCTTTCCGTATTCAGCTGAACAAATACACAACCGACCAAATCGTGAGCAATCGTGATTTGGTGGAGAAAGCCATTGAAGCTCAACTAAGCAAGGCTCTTGCCAAGGAACATTTCCATCTAGAGCAGCTTACTTCCGGTTTGAAATATCCAAGCTCTATAGTTGAAGCAGTCAATCAGAAGAACAAAGCCATTCAGGAAGCGCAGCGTGCTCTCAACGAGGTAGCCGTGAAGAAAGCAGAAGCAGAGAAAATGCTTGTGCAGGCAAAGGCTGAGCGTGAAGCGAATGAATTGAAGACTGCTTCTCTTACTCCTGCTATCTTGCAGAAGATGTGGATTGAGAAGTGGAATGGTGAAATTCCACAAGTCATAACTAGTGGTAATAGTAGTACATTTTTGGATATTAGCAAGCTAAAGTAGAATGAAGAAGCGATTTCTGTAGCCGACAGAGAAAGAGCAAAGATGTTTCCAAAGAGCAATTTGCTTAATCAAAAAAATACAATTATAACTAATTGCCCTTTCTTCGGAGGGGGCTTTTAATATAGGCTTATGAGCAGAAGAAGAGAAGTTCGCAAGAAAGGTGCTTGCCATGAATCCTGCTACGTGTATATATGCATGTATGGCAAGAAGCAGGAGAAGCTATGCGATTTCAGTTGTGTTGAGACTGGCAAGCCATGCCGGAACTACATCAATGCGTATTGGAAGATATTCCGCTACAGACATTATCACAAGGTGAAGCAGAGATTTCCAACCACGCTTGATGCTTGGAAGAAGAGAATAAAGTTTTTATTTTAAAAATATATAGCAATGGAAAAGAAAAGATTTTATTATGTAGTGGTGTCAGTCATGCGCAAGGACGGCACAAGATTGCAGACCTCAGTACACTCTTGCATCAAGGGAACTGAGGATGAGGATGAATTGAAGTTCTATCCAATCTATAAGACAATCAAGTCTGTAGAGAATCACTTCAAGGGCACGGAAATTATTCCTGCCACCATCATCATCGAGAATGTAACAGAGATTAGCGAGCAGGACTACAACGCCCTAGAAGAGCGTTCTGCAGCACTTCATAAAGAGAAGGAGAAGAAGGAGGACTAGCGTATGACAGAAATGGAAGAAATCAAGCTTGCAGCATACAATAGCTACAAGCGACACATGAGAGTGTTCGGTAAGGGAAAGGAGATTCTTTCCTTCGCAGAATGGGAAAAGAAAGCGTGTGAACAATTAAAATAATAGTGTTATGGCAGTAGTAAACGTAGATTTGAGTGAGTACGATGCAATACGCAAGCGTAACTCAGAGTTGGAAGAGCAGGTCAAGGAGTTGAAGAAGCTGAATGATTCCTTGAAGCAGGGTGCAAAGGTGATTCTTCGCAAGGAGACGGTTGTTGAGGTAAATGTGCCTCGCCCAAGGCTTAGGGGATTTGAGCCAGACTTCGATATGGAAGAAAAGCCAACCACGAGACGCACAATCGAGTCTTCTGAGTCTTATGTTAACTTCGAGGATGTCCGTTTGAAGGTTGAGCAGGCTATGCAGGATGAGGTCAATCGTAGCATCCACGACAGAAACCTAGAAAAACAAGCCTATGCCGAAATGAAGAATAAGCTTGTAAACGAACAACTCGGAATGAAATCAAACCTGCAAAAAGAGTTCGCAAAGAAGGAAAAGGAGTTGGAAGAGGACAATAGACGCAAGTTCGAGAAAGAGGAGCGTGATTTGCGTGATAAGTACGCACGCATGACCGGTAACTTTGAAGCCGAGAGAATCCGTGTTCGCAATAAGCTTCCGAATATCGCTTCTATGGCTACCGATTTGCGTGATGAGTTGACTAAGATTCGCTTCTTCAAGCCAAAAGTAGCAATAAAGTTAGCGAATGACATTATTGGGTATGCAACCAAAAAGGAGGGTGGCACATGGACAGACTGACAAAGGCAATGGACAAGTATTTGTCCGATGCCAAGAAGAAGGTTCTTGCCGTCACTATCAGCAAGCATTGGTTCGATATGATTGCTGCTGGTGAGAAGACCGAGGAATATCGGGAGATTAAGGCGTATTGGGTAAGACGTATCTTCGATGTCTCTAAGGGAAATGTAGGAGCAGATACCATCGCTTTGGCTTTGCAGTATGACATCATCAGAGATAGAAAAGATATTTTCAAGAATTATGGCAAAGCACTAACTCACGTCCTCTTCATCAACGGCTACCGAAAGGATAGTCCACGAATCGAGAAGGAGATAGAGAGTATCACCATCGGTAAGCCGAAGAAAGGCTTATGCCCCGACAAGTGGCTTGATACAGAATTTTTCATCATTAAATTCAAGTAACGTATGACACTGAAAGAGATTTATGAACAACATCATGGTAAGGTTGCTTGTTATAAAGGGAAAAAGATAGGTGCTTTTATAGCGGGATATTGTGGAGATAAGTATCTAATTCTTGGTTTCAAAGACGAGACTGGATGTATTCGTAAGTTTACACCAAACGTGGTTGTTGATGATGGATATGTATCGTATCGATTTGCCAAAGAAAAATACGTCGCTTGGATAAATGGATAGATACCGAGTTTTTCATTGTTAAGTTTAAGTAGCATATATAGGTTATGATTACACAAGAGACTTACGAAGCATTGAAGGATGCTAGAAAGAAACTCAAAAACTGGAAGGGTGATATAAAGAAGATCCTTTTCGAGGGGGAAGCAGAAGACCTTTACGACCTCCTCGATACCACCATCCGAGAGTTTGAGGGCGAGAATGAAATGACCAACGTTCCTGATCGTATCTTCCTAATCATAGGAGAAGACACACCCGATGGTGCCGATTTCGATGAGTTGGATGAGGTGACTTGGAGCAAGGAACGAGTGTCATACAAGGACATTGAATACGTAAGAAAGGAGGTGAATAATGACTAGTATTAGAAAATACAAGAAGTGGTGGAAGTCCTTCATGAAAAGAGGATGGCATGATGTTCGATTCACCAAAAGGCTCGAAACTATACGTCAGTCAAGTAGGTTTCGTATTTACATTTGGCATAGCCGTGATACAAGTATGTATCTCACTCTAACGATATTCACAAAGTCAAAAAGAAAGCGAGGTGCGTATGAAGGTTAGGTTGGCTAAGAAGATTATTAAGAAGCAATGCCGCTATTGGAGAGACAGACGCATTGACTACGGATTCTCTCTGCTGTTCCCTCATATTGAGGGGCTGAAAAGAGACCATCGCTTCATGAAAGCGAATATCGTAACGAAATGGAGATACGCAAAGGTAGGAGGTAAGCATGAAAAAAAGATTCTATAGATTTAAGGTTCGTATTCCTCGCAAGCTTAAGAAGGCTGCGAAGTATGGTATTGAGAGACGTGTATATCCTGCGGACGAAAACGAAATGTCTCCCATTACTTTAGTCCTTAAACATACGGAAAAAGTAGTGTTTGTGATAGTAGGGAAACGTACCAAATGGAAGCAGAAGGCATGTCTTGCTTGCATGAGAGAAGAAAGAAAAAGACTTATTCGTTTATGGGAAAAGTGCGATAGAATATTATTGTGGGGTGTTTAACAAAAAAAAGCAGAGCCTAGTGCCCTGCTTTTTTCGTGTCTATAGGTATCATCCTACAAGACTCTTGCGCTCTTCGGCAATCTTGCCGTTGTTCTTCTCCAGGAGCATATCACGCAACTCCTTCGTGATGCCTTCTTGTACGAGCAGCTTGACCTTCATTTCTGCCAATTCCTTAAGCAAAGCCTCATCGGTTGGCTTATCTTCCTTGAACATCGAACCTACACCATTCAGCAGCCAGTCATACGAAACATCCATAAACGTGGATTTTATGTGCATGATAAAGTCTAGAGTAGGGTCTTTTGTGCCGTTGAGATAGTTGTTAACCGTAGTGTATTTCATCCCTATCTTGGCTGAAAAAGCCCTGCCACTCAGATTGTTATAGTTCCTAAGCTCATTTACTCTTTCAACAATATCCTTCATAATGTATTAATGTTTAAATGTTTAAATATTCTTTAAGTAAATATAAATAAATGTGCATATCCTTGGATATTTCTCCAAAAAGACGTATCTTTGCACCAGCGATTCGGACAACGTTTATACGTTTCTCCATCATTTAATGTTTTACGTGTGCAAAGATAATAAAAAAGTATGGATAAAGTAATATTTAAACCGAAAATTTTGATAAGAAAATCAAAAATCGGTAAAATCGCTAAGTCGGTCGGCTGCTGCAATGCGGCAGTTTACAATGCAATAACATTTAGAACTAATAGCGATTTGGCAGTAGATATACGAAATGTCGCATGCAACAAGTATGGTGGCATCCTCGTGAAGAAGTTCCCTGAACTTGTGGAAGATAAGTTATAAGCCGTTTGGCTTTTAGATATAAATTGTTAAAGCGTTCAGCCTTCACCCTGCGTGAGTAGGGTGGAGGCTCCTAGAAAGAAGTTAGATTCTTGTTCTTAGATTATGTTTTTAGAGATTAGAATAGATTTGAGTTGATTTTCTCGAGACACTCCGGTTCGTGAGGATAGGAGTGTACATGGCATCTTAGCTCAGTTGGTAGATGCTGCAAGGATGCTTGCAGAGGTCGGTGGTTCGAGTCCACTGGGTGCCTCATTCGTTGTGGAATATTGTTATTTTCAAAGGTGATATGAATGTAGTGAAATGGTGCAAAAAGTGCGGTAAAGTCACTTGGCGAATAATTTCTACTATAGTAGATCGTTCTAAGTCGGTCGCCACAAACCATAAGGAGATAGCGTTGGCTGCTATCCTACCAACACCTTTCATTTCTTCACATTATTATATATATAGCAACCGCAACAAGGTCATTGCCATCAAAGAAGGCATAAGCTCTTTGACATATTGGAAAAGTAAAGCCGAGAATATTCATTCTAAAAATAGGGGTGCAGGCGCACTTTTTTGTATTAAAGACAGTTGGATGTGATTAGCCATAATTGCAATAATGCTGCATCCCCAAAAAGCGGTGAGCATGGCTCTCAAATTCGTGGTAGCGCACGATGCCGCTTCATCCGCCTATGGTGTAACGGAAGCACGCCCGAAAGGAAACAGATGTGTAAATCCTTAACTATTCTTATCAAATCGGGAAGATAGGTTCGACTCCTAGATGGTGGACAAATAAATCGCTTACGATTATTTTTCATAGTTTTATCTATTTCAGCGGAAATAGTTTGTGCATAAGAATTAGTGCGTTAAAATATAACGAGCAAAGCCCTGCTCGTCCGTGAGGATAGGCAGGGTTATCTTAAACTTCAAAAACAATTAGCGTATGCTTAGATTATTCTCAACTCGGTCGTACCAAGAGCGAGTGAACGATATATACAGACAATTAGAGCGTAACGCTTGGTGTCCCCTTGAGATATTCGAGCGAAAAATACGCAAGATAAATATGCTGAACTCCCGAATCAAGAATCTGGCAGCAGATATGGGTAGAGAGGAAGGCGAGTACGAAACTTTAAATACGAAACTTTATAATGAAGAGATATAAACCCCTAAAGAGAACTCCAATCAAGAGAACTCCATGGGATAAGGTAAAGAAGGAACAGGAAAAGAAAAAGGCGAAGGCTGTACTCAGTAAAAGCAAGCTGAGAGACAAGCTTGATGCCGTCTTTTCCAAATATATCCGGCTGAAATACTCAGACGATAGAGGTAATTGCCGCTGTATCAGTTGTGGCAAGGTATTCTATTGGAAGGATATTCAAAATGGGCATTATATGTCAAGGCGATATATGTCCACTCGATTCAGCGAAGATAACTGCCGACCGCAGTGTGTTGCCTGCAATATCTTCAATCAAGGTAATATTCAGATGTATCGCCGTGCGCTTATCAAGCAGATTGGCGAGCAAAGAGTTGACTTGATAGAAGTTAGGGCAAGGCAAGAGACAAAGAACTGGAGCCTTTTCGAGTATCAAGCCATGATAGATTTCTATCAGAAAGAAGTAAATAAGCTTCTTGAAGAGAAGAATTTATCGTTATGAAAGAGCTTTGGATAACGTTAACGGGCGCAAGTTTGCGCTGGTTGAGTATAAGGATGCAAAAGGCGAAATGAGACCATGCTATTCTCTCGGAAAAACAGATGCCCTCAATTTTGAGGGCACCACATGTATATCACGGCTCGATTTTGAGCTGTCATTAACAACTGAGCCTATGGAAGAGATTATTAAATTCAATTCGACTACATTGAAAGCTATCCAAAAGGATGGTGAAATGTACTCTCTTAATGATTTGTGGAGAATGCTCGATTCTCCAAGCGGACGGGACCCGAGACACTGGAGTTCTTTGGTGGAAACCGTAAGATACTTAGAATCAGAGTGTAAAGGTTTAAATGTCGGGAAATCCGACATTATAAAATCCAAAAAAGGAAAGGGTGGAGGAACGTATGCTACGCAGCGAGTATTCCTAGAATACGCCCGATACCTCAACAAGGATTTGGCGGTTCAGATTAACGAGGTATTTTTGCAAGAGATAAAGGCGCAGCAGAATCCCGACTTGTATATTGACAAGTATCGTTCAGCTTACAAGCGAAAGGGAAAGGCTGATGATTGGATAGACAAGCGCATGAAGAGCATCGGCACAAGGAATGAGCTAACTCATACTTTGAGCCAACATGGTGTAAAGACTAGCGAAGGTTTTAGAAGATGCACGAATGCTTCATACGAAGGACTGCTAGGCTGCAAGGCTCCTGCACTCCGTGAAGCACTTGGCATCACCAAAAAGCAGAGTATAAGAGACAACATGAGCAAAACTCAACTCACCGCACTAGAACTTTCAGAGGATTTGGCAAAGCAACGCATTGAAAGTAGGAACTTGCGAGGTGTTGAGCCTTGTGCTAGTACTTGCAAGGATGCAGCAAGTGCAATATCCAAAGCAATACAAGATTTTTTAAAGTAAGAATATAAATGAGTAGTAAATTCGGTACAAAGATTAACGTAGATGCGCGGTTATCGGATGCCTGCCAAAGAAGGCACATGAAAACGATGCAGCCTACGATTTGTTTGTGAAAGAGAGAACGGAGATTTCTCCAAATCAACGTTGCTATATTTCACTTGGTTTCAGAATACAGCTTCCGCCTAACATGAAACTTCAGATCCTGCCACGCAGCGGTCAGTCAGGCAAGGGAATGATACTGAATGTAGATTTCCCTTCTTGGTTACGAGGTGGATTTATGGGTAAGGTAAGAGAGAATTGTGATGCTATTGTCGGCTTGATTGATTGCGGCTACGGCAAAGACGTAAAGGCAATAGTCAAGAGTGGCAGCTTCACGTGGAAGCATCGCCTTTTGCGACTGATGGGATTCAAGTTCTATCTTGCTTCCGGAGACCGCATCTGTCAAGGAGCCTTCACATACGTCCCAGACATCAATCTGGTTGAAGGACCAGTAAACGGCACAAGAGAAGGTCTAGGCTCAACAGACAAGAATTAATAATGCAATTTTAATTTGTCATTTTTTTTCTGCCCATTTCTTGGGTAACATCTAAGCGTGGGCAGGTTTTTAAAAATCATGAGTAAAAAGAATATAAGAAAGAATTATCTCAACCAAATCAGAAAGGTTACTGAGGAGGTTGACAAGGCAGGAGAGCAAGGAAAGCATTTCCGCTGCATCATCCTCATGGGTGATGCCAACACAAAGCAAGGCTTCTCCTTCATCCACGCATCAGATGGAGACCTGCAGCAGCTTCTCCTTCATGCCATGCGTCATAGCAATGCGTTCACCTACGCAGCCGCATGCGCTTTCGAGGCATACGACAAGGAGTTAAGAGGTAAAGACAAACAAGAACAAAATAACGAGAATACAGATGAAACAGATTCAGTTCAAGAAGATTAAACTTCTCAACTTTTGCGGCATTCGCAATGCTGAGTACGAGTTTAGTGACGCACTCACCATCGTCAAGGGAAAGAACGGATTGGGTAAAACGAGCGTGGCTAATGCCATTCTCTACGCCCTCTTCGGCAAGGACATCAACGGCAATTCGCTCGACATCAAGACGTTCGACAAAGACCACAACATCATCAAGGAGATTCCTCATGAGGTGGAGCTTACCCTTTCTGTAGATGGCGATGAGATCGTATTGAAGCGTTCGCTTACAGATTCATGGAAGGGCGAAGAATGCAGAAACACCTTCAAGTACTACGTTGACGGTGAGATTTTCACCGCAGGCGATTTCAAGAACGTGGTGGATTCCATCTGCCCCGAAGATGTTTTCCGTCTCTGCTCGTCAACCCGAGATTTCGTTTGCCGCCCTTGGCAGGAGCAGCGCAACAAGTTGCAGGCACTTGTCGGTAATATCACCACCGATGATATTACGCAGGGTGACGAGAAGTTTGATTTCGTGGTCGAAGCACTCAGAAAGCAGGACATTGATAAGTACGTTCACCACATCAAGTACAAGCGCAAGGAGGTGCAGGAACAGCTTGATGCCGTGCCTATCCGCCTTGAAGAGTTGAACAAGTCTCTGCCCGAAGCGCAGGATTGGGAAGCCCTATCCACCGAGAAGGCTCAGCTCAACGAAAAGCTTGTGGAACTCGCCAACAAGATGCAGGAGATTCGCACTGGCGGTGCCGACAAGGTGCGCCTTGATGCCATCCGCAAGAAGATAGACTTTGCCGAGAAGCGCAAGATGAACATGGAGCAGGGTGCATTGAATCTCTCCACCGAGATAGCAACCAAACATCAGAGTGATATTCTCACCGCCAATGCAGCCGTAACCAGTGCTCAGCGTCTTGTAGATGATTTGAAGGCAGAAATGAAAGGTCTCAACGATACCAAGATTCATGCCGGAAAGCAGAAGGAGGAGTGCGAGAAGCAGGCAAACGAAATCAATCAGAAGACTGATGAAGTGAATGCCAGCACTTGGGAGTGGAATGCAGAGTATGGAATCTGCCCTCATTGTGGGCAGCCGCTTCCGGCAGAAGACGTGGAACACATCAAGAAGAAGTCTGAGCAGAACTTCAACAACCGCAAGGCTAATACATTGAAGAAACTTGATGAAGAATTCGACAAGTTGCAGGAAACCTATACAAACTTGAAGAAGATTCTCGAAGATGCCGACAAGTACATGCAGGACAACATGAACAACATGACGGCAGCGCAGAAGCAGTTGAAGGAAGCCGAGTTCAAGAAACTGGAGGTTGATGCCGACAAGCCGAAGACCTACGAGCAGATTCTTGCCGAGAAGGAAGAGTATCAGCAGGTAGTGAAGGAACTTGCCGACTTGCAGGCTGAACTCGACAAGCCATCCGAGACCAGTTCTGAGGAGACCGCCAAGATGCTCGCTGAACTCGAAAAGGAGCGTGAGCCTATCGGAATCCGATACAACGAGGTGCTTGAATCCCTTGGCACAAAGGAGAGCTTCGACCGCATCACCGCTCGCATCACAGAGATAAACGAGGATAAGGTGAACTATCAGACTCAGCTCGATGAACTTGATGAGAAGCTAGACATCGCAAGCGAGTACAATCAGAAGGCATGCCAGTTGCTCGAAGACCGAGTAAACGAGCATTTCAGTTTCGTAAAGTGGTCCATGTTCAAGACCAATCTCAAAGGCGAGCGTGAAGCCACATGCGAGTGTTATCATAATGGTGTACCTTACCGCCGACTCAACACGGCTGCAAAGGTGAATGCAGGAATCGACATCGCCTACACCTTCGCAAAGTACAACGAGATTGAGGTGCCAATGCTGCTCGATGAGTGCGAGAGCGTGAACCACCCAATTTGCCGTGGCGGTCAGCAGATCAGAATGGTAGTAACCACTGATGATGAGTTGAAGTTTGAATATCCTGCCCCTACGGTTATGGAGTAAATGAAGTAGAATTATATAAAAATATAAATCATGGCAGAAACAGCAGTAGCAACAAAGCAGCCATCGCAGAAAGCGTTGGCAGTTAAAAAATTTCAGGCGGTAATGAACAATAGTTATTACCAAAGTCTGTTGCAGAACACAATGAAGGAGAATAAGGGTGCCTTCACCACAAGTTTGATGGAGTTGTTCACTTCCGATCCTCAGTTGATGCAGTGTGACCCTAATGCGCTCATGGGAGAGGCAGTAAAGGCAGCAGGATTGCGATTGCCTATCAACAAGCAGTTGGGGCAGGCATACATCGTAGTCTTCAATAACAAAGATAAGGAAACAGGGAAAATCATCCCAACACCAACTCTTATCATCGGTACAAAAGGCTATATCAACCTTGCTCTTCGCACCAATAAGTATATCAACATCAACAAGGGAACCGTCTATGAAGGCGAGTTCATGGGTTTTGATAAAGTAACTGGTTCACTCGACATCAGCGGTGAGAAGATTTCCGATGTACCAGTGGGATATTTCGCATATTTCAAGCAGAAGTCTGGCTTCGAGAAGATTATGTACATGACTATTGATGAGGTATGTAAGTTTGCCAAGACCTACGCTCCAACCGTCAAGTTCTCAAAGATTACTTGGCAGGAATTGAAAGAACTGGCTATCAAGCAATCCGTGGAAGGCAAAGGCGGAGGTCTCGGATGGTATGCTGGCTTCCAAGATATGGCAGAAAAGACCGTCCTTCGTCAGCTTCTTTCATCATGGGGCGAACTTTCTGTTGATGCAGAGCAGGTTATTAATGCCGATGAGCGACCTTCAGCCATTCAGCAGCGTGACGAGGAGTTTGCCGAGGATAAGAAGGTAATCGTTGTTGATGCAGAGACTGGCGAGGTTAAGATGCCGGAAAATAGTGCCACCGATGCCATTGTACAAGCCCCTGCAGAAACTCAGACCAGTAGTCATAGAAAGTTGAGCTAGTATGAAGTTAATCATCATTGGTTCTTCATCAAAAGGAAATTCGTATGCCCTTCAATCAGATTCGGGAGAAATCCTGCTGATTGAAGCAGGCATACCCTTGAAAGAGGTGAAGAGAGCTATCGGGTATAAGACGAGCAAGGTTGTCGGGTGTATCATATCCCACGCCCACCTAGATCATGCCAAGTATATCCCCGAATATCTAAAGGCAGGAATCAGTGTATCGTCAAACGATGAAGTGGCAGAGAAATATCCGGGAGTAGATACCATGTCCGAGAACATCACATTCAGGTTCGGAAACTTCGGAGTAACCCCATTCCCAGTGGAGCACGATGCAAAGAACTTCGGGTATCTGATTCATGAGCCATCCTATGGCACCATCTTCTTTGCCACGGATTGCTACAACCTGCATTTCTGCATCCAAGGCTGCAAGACCTATCTTGCAGAGTGCAACTATTCCGATGCAATCCTAGACAAGGCAGTGGCAGAAGGCAAGACTCCACGAAGTCAGGCAGACCGTGTTCGCCTATCTCACATGAGTCTTGAACATGCCATTTCATGGCTCCATGATTGTGATGTAGAGCATTATGCCCATCACATCATCCTCATTCATGGTTCCTCCCGCCACCTCAACCCATCGTTGGCAGTAAACAAGTTTCAGAAGGTGCTAGGCGTACCTACCATCTACGCTGAAAAAGAAGTAAAAATCAATCTAACGTAATAAGATATGGCAGTATTCGCAAATTTGAAGGATTCGCCTACCTACATGGAGGCATTGAAAGAGATAGAAAATGCAAAGGAAGCAGGCTATAGCTTGGAGATTAAGAAGTTCCATCCCATCGCCACCAACCAGCAGAAAGCCTATCTCAACTTCATCATCACGTATCTATCCGGCAAGATAGGGCAGACGTTCTATCAGACTCTCAGCGAGATTCAGAAGAACGTAGCTCCCCACGTCTTCATGACTGGTGAATACGACAAGCACGGCTATCCCAAGTTCAAGTCACTTGGCTTGCTCAATACCGCAGAAGCATCATCGGTAATCAGAAACATCATCGACTATGCACTAAGCATAGGCATCATGCTTCCAGACCAGAATGATGAACTGGCAATGAAGTATTGTCAGCGAGACATTGACTCAAACAAGGGGTGGGTGTAACAACAACTTAAAACAGAAAAGCTTATGAAAACATTAAAGGAAGTCATTGCCGAGGCTAACAACTATGCCCCCGACAACGAAGCTATGCGTGAAGCCTTTGTGCAAGGCGCAAGATTCATGGCAACTGGCAGGTACTACAAGGAGAAATCGATGTTCCCGAAAGAGGACGAGGTGGAGACCGTGGATTTGCAGGTAACGGTACCAATAGAAGATGGTCTCATTGTTCCAACCTTCGATGAGTTCTGGAATGCCTATGCCTATAAGAAGGGACGCAAGAAAGCCGAAGAGAAGTGGAATAAGCTAAAGCTTTCAGAGAAGGTAGCCTGCATGAAGGCGGTTCCTGCCTATGTAGAGAACACCATGATTCCAGGTTCGGTGCCCACTGGTACCAAGAAGCAATTCAGAATGCACCCCCTTACTTACCTTAATGGGGCAAGATGGGAAGATGAAATTTATCCAGTACAGAGTTATGAGCAACAACGAGCTATCGACCTCACAGCAAAGGCAGCAAGAATCCTTGGTTCCGATTATCAGGGATAAGCCCGGCTACGTCCGCCCAGCCACTTTCTCGGAAGCCATCTGCAAGAGCAACACCACCTTGCTTACCATTCAGAAGCAGGGTGGGCTACGCTCACTAGTAGGATGGGTCAAGGGCAGACTGATAGAACTCTTCACCTTCCTCGGAGTCTTCGACATCGTTACCGAGTATCAGATTCAGATGCTCGCCACAAGAATCTGTGTCAAGTACTACTACTGGACCACCACCGAACTCGACTACGCATTTATCTCATTCATGCAGGGTGATTATGGCAAGCTCTATCAGCACAAGCATGGAGAAAACAACACTACCATCAATCCGCAGGAGATAATCATTGCGCTCGATTCCTATCAAAAAGACCTGCTGGCAGAGCGTGGCAGGATAGAGGACGAGCGCAAGAAGCAGGAAGAGGCAAGGAAGGATGCCGAAGACTCCAAGAAGCCGCATGGCATGGAAGCTTGGAAGATTTATTGCGAGAAGAACAACCTTGACCCATCCACCCATCGCATTCATACCGTAGATATGAGCAAGCATGATGTCAATCAGGTGCTCTACAAGGATGAAGAAGAGCGAAAGATGGCGGAAAAGAAGTTCTATCGCAAGGATCTACGTAAACAACAATAGAATAGTTAAACAGAAAAATCAAGAAGATATGAATGTAATTCAAACAGACACAATCATTGTGTTGTCGATGTTATGGATAGCGGCTATAGCAGTAATAGTCTATGACCGCATCAAGTATCGCAAGTACTACTCATCAAAAGGCAATATGATAGTGCTTCGCATGAACAACGCTTACACCAGAGGTGTACTAGCCCAAAAAGGCATCAACCTTTGCCAGTGTGCCTACTACAACACAAACAACTATCTCTACACCATTGATGGCGAAAGAGTCTGTGGTTTCACCGAAGGCTGCACCCATCTGATTGAGGACGCTATCAAACATCACCAGGAAGTGATAGATTGCGGCATCAACATCAACCGATTCGTTTATGAGATTCAGAAGCTGCAGAAAGAGTTTGGAGTGAAGGATGTGAGCAATGAAGACTTTTGTATTTGATGTAATGCTCAATGGAAGATTCGTCTGTACATTAAAGTATAAGTACTGCCCACTCTTCCCGATTGATTCTGAAGATTTAACAAAGTCCGTCCTCAAAAAAAGACCTACGTTGAAAGGTAAGGATTTTAGAATTGTATTTTAATTGAATAATAATATGAAAGTATTTAAGCTACTTCTTGTAAGTATTACTTATTTATTGATAGGAGTGTTAGAAGTGTACAGCTACTTTCTGTTTAAGGCAGATGCTATTGGCATGTTTGCATTCCTTACTATTTGTGGTTTTATAGTAACTTTTATGTCAGAACTAGATAGTAATTAAAAAGTAAAGCGTATGAATACAAACAGCTATATACGAATAGAAAATGGATTTGATATAACAAAGACAACTGGGGCTATACCTCAGAATATTGGAGAAGGATTTCAGTTTAATTTCTCTGCTAAAACATATACAACTATGGGTAGCTATACTAAAGACAAAAAAAGACTCATGAATATCGAAATCCGTTCTTTTTGTGGTCTTTGTGGTGGCGCAATACATTATTATGCAACATTGTATATTAATGTAGATAATGTGTGTGGTAACATCTCGATAAGTGGATATTTGAGAGGAATTGATATTCCAAATGAATATCAAACCATCAAAGGGGAGTTTGTTAGACCACTCACTCAAAAGGAGAAAGATGAGCAACCAGACAGATGGGCTGGGTATCAAGTAGGGGATTTAGTTAATGCCTTTGAATCTCTTGAAGAGATAGAGAGTTTAATTAAAAACCTCAAAAAGAAGTTCTCTTCTAAGGAGTGGAAAGTTGAGATAAGACGCAATTATTAATTGCCTTCGGGCATAAATAGAAGTAATATGAAATATCCATGAGCTAAAAAAAACACGCCAAAGCGAATGTAAATTGGAAATAAAATGCTATCTTTGTTGCGTTAAACCAACATTGAGCAATTATGACTAACGTAACATTCCCTCAGTTGATCCAGCGAGGCTGTGGTATCGACGTCCACTTGAAGGTGGTGGTGGCAACAATTGATGGTGTGGGCATCCGTAAGGAGACTCGCACTTTTGACACCTTCACGAGTTGTTTGACAGAAATGAAAGAATGGCTGTTAGCTAATGGTATTACCCATGTAGCAATGGAGAGTACCGGTGTTTATTGGAAACCAGTAATGCGTGTCTTGGAGGCAGATATTCCAAATGTCTGGATAGTGAATGCCCGTCACATCAAGAATGTGCCTGGTCACAAGACAGATAAAATGGATAGCGAATGGATTTGCAAGTTACTTCTTGCAGGTCTGCTGAAACCAAGTTATATACCTCCAAAGGAACAGCGGCAGTTGCGCGACTTAACTCGCTATCGTAATAAGCTTATTCAGGCTATAGCTGCAGAGAAGAATCGCATGATGCGAGTCTTGGAAGATTGCAACATCAAGCTTTCAAGTGTTGTAGCTAACACCTCTGGTGTTACAGCAACAGCTTTGATAGATATGCTTTGCGAAGGTCGTAAGTTGACAATAGAAGACATCGAAAGTGTTTATCACAAGAAATTGTCGGCTAGTCCGCAAGAATTGTTGGAGGCTTGCACTGGCTTTGTCGAGGAGCACCATGTATATATGCTTCAGATAATTCGTAAGAGTATTGCTCAAACGCAAGGACTCGTTGATGAATTGTCCAAGCGTATCAAGGAAATACTTATCAAGTATGACAATGTGCTAGAATTACTGAAGGAGATACCTGGTTTCAGCACAAAGGTTGTTGAAGACCTTGTCTCTGAGATTGGTCTTGATATGTCGGCTTTCCCTTCCGAGAAGCATTTGGCATCATGGGCGGGCATCTGCCCTGGCAACAATGAGAGTGCTGGTAAAAAAAAAGCGGAAGAATTACTCACGGTAACAAACAAGTAAAGGCTGTCCTAACAGAGTCAGCATGGGCTACGACCCGTACCAAGAATACATTCTTCAGCGAACGTTACCATCGCATCAGTGCCAGGCGTGGAAAAAAGCGTGCCTTGATTGCGGTTGCACACTCACAATTAACTGCTGCATATCTGATTCTCAGCACAGGTGCTAGATACCATGAGTTGGGTGCTCAATATATGCAAGCCAAGATTGAGAAAAAGCGAAAGCTTTACTTGACTGCAGAATTGAAGAAACTTGGGTACAAAGTTAGTCTTGAGAAAAAAAAGGAAGCAACAAAATCTTGAGACAACACTATCTTAGGCCGATTTTTACTGGAACACCCATAGTCCGATTATGAAATTGGTCTCAACAGCTAAGCGGCAAAGACTGTGACTTATGGACACGTGTATGAAACTTTTAATCTTAGCTGTTACATAAAAATGCCGTACTTTACAGTCGCACTTATAGGTATTATGAGTGCTAATCTTTCTTGTGTCTAATACTCACGTAAATATAAATTTAGTGTAAAACATATGTTCTACAGCAATGTAGGACGATAATAATTTACGTATGAAACATAAGTTTACAGTTGTCATTGAATCTAATGATGATTCAGAGGACAGAGAAGTAGTTAAAGATTGTCTGCAAGACTGGCTTGAAATGAATTGTGGACAAGAAAAGGACTTGGGCGGCTATCCAGACTGGAAGTCAGTAGTAGTTGAGTAATTAACCATCCCTTATGGGATATAAATAGACAGATTATGATTAAAGAAGTTCCAGACCCTACTTTGATGTGTGAGGGATGTGTGTATGATGGTAAGTTTGAGTGTATTCAGCACGCATGTTGTGCAGACCCGAACAATCCCGTTAAGTACATTGAAGTAACAGAGTAACTAACAGCCTTCTCCTTGGCAACAGGGAGAGGGTAAAAAGAAAAGAATATGGCAGAGATTATTTACTTTGGAACAAATGGGTGTTCCGGTCATTTTCCTATTGGCATTGATAAAACGCTGACTGGGGACGAATATAAGATATGGTATGAGTTCGACTGTGATGCTTGGATAAATAATATCCGAAAGAATCCTGGTCGCCATCTCATCAAGCATTATGGAGAGGTTTATACAAATTATGGTGTTCCGTTCTCTGTAGATGACGATAGAGGTGGTAGTCATACCGAACTATTTTGGAAAGGCATACATACAGAGGAAGAAATTGTCAACTTGATAAAGAATAATCAATTTTTGGCAAAGCAATTTAAAAAGTTGGAGGACTAAGTATGGAGAAATTTTATAAAGGTGAAATTCAGAGATTGTTTCCAATTTTAGAAGCAATTAAAGAAGGCAAGACTATTCAGTGGAACGATATGGGCTTATGGAGAGATATTGATGGTGACGAAGAGGGCTTTTTCCTTGATACATTGATAGGAAAACCTGATGGCTATCGAATCAAGCCAAAGTACCGCCATTTCAAGGGCGCAGAAGAGTGCTGGGCTGAAATGCTCAAACATCAGCCATTTGGGTGGGTAAAGTTGAAAGCTACTAGAAAATATTTTATTTGTAAAGCTATAGGTGATTTCTTTGCTGTAGTTGGTCTTAATGATAGACCAACTAATTATGATGAATTATTCGAGGAATACATCTTTGCCGATGGCACTCCATTTGGCGTAAAAGTGGAGGAATAGTTATGGCGACAGAATATAAAATTGACTTAGACCCGGAAATCCGAAAATTGATGGAAGAACATGGGATTACATGTGACAGCAACAATAGTTACAAGCCAAAGCGTCAACTTATGGCTACTGATGTTATCAGAGAACTCAAAAAACTGATAGAAGAAAATGGTGATAAGCCAGTTTTTGTATCTACAGGATTTGAGTATGCTGATGCTCGTAAAATTTCAACCTACAATAATGGCGATATTTACATTTGGTGGTAAAATAAAACTTAAAAAAGAATAGTTATGCTAGACAAAATATTTAATACCTTAATTAAGTTATGTGTCAGTGTAGTTATCTTATATAGCATACTTCAAATGTTTGGAATTAACGAAAGAAGTATTACTGCTATTATTCTTACGATAGTTGTATGGCACGTTGTTGAATGGGCTATTGACAATTACTATAAGTAAAAATACAAACAAATAATTTAGCAATGGAAGAGATTATCAAGATTACAGAGAAAGACGGACAGAAAGCCGTCAACGCAAGAGAACTCCATGAGTTCTTGGGCAACAAGCGTGAGTTCGCTACTTGGATCAAGCAGCGTATTGAGCAATATGGATTCGTTGAAAACCAAGACTATTGCTCATTTGACAATATTGTCAAGCGAGATAATGGTGCCACGGTTCGCAAAGAGTATGCCATTTCCATCGACATGGCAAAGGAGTTATCCATGGTCGAGAACAATGAAAAGGGAAGAATGGCACGAAAGTACTTCATTGAGTGCGAGAAAGTAGCAACCAAGCAGACTTCACTCCTCGAAGATAAGCTGAAGGTTATAGACTTCGCCTCCAAGTTCCTCAATCTTAACGAGGCGAGCAAGTTAAAGATGTTGAAGTCTGTTACAGACCCTCTTGGTCTCCCTACACCCGACTACGTATCAAGCAGGGGTATATTGAAGTCGGCTAGCGAACTTCTGAAGTCATGCAGTGCCGGTATCTCAGCGCAGGCATTCAATAAGCTTGCCATCAAGGAAGGATTCTTAGAAGAGAAGGCAAGAACATCGTCTAAAGGAACCGTAAAGACCTTCAAGGCAATCACTCCAAAAGGAGAGGCTTACGGAGAGAATCAAGTATCACCAAACAACCCGAAGGAAACCCAACCTTTATGGTATGAAGACAAGTTTGAAGACTTGTTGGCAAAACTCCTTGGTGAATAATTGTAAATAATTAATTTTTAGCAAACATGGAATTAAATTGTGAAACAACAACTTTGAGTTTCAGCAAGGGTATGACTAACATACCAAGTGACATGATTTCGGAAGACGGAGAGTTGATGGAATCAGTAGGATTCGTTTACCGCAACGGCGAAATGGTACCTATCCAGAAGCCAGTCTGCATCACTGGCGACACTCCTGTAGATGGAAAGCTCGTGTATTGCCACAAGCAGGCAGATTACAGAAACCTCGTAACTTACATCGAGGATGAGCAGAACGGAAGCTACACCTTGAAGCTATACATAGGCTTCAAGAGCGGTAACGTAGCAGAGAGATTGGTTCAGACCGTTGAACTCGGAGCCAAGCTTCATGACATCAAGAGTAATGCGAACACCTTGGTTTGTGCAACAGATAAAGGCTTGTGCTATTATTTGTTCAAAGGTAAATCCTATAAGGTGCTAGGATATTCTCTTCCGGATTTGGCGTGCAACTTCACGTTCAGTAAGCCTACTGGTGATTACCAGCAGGATGAAAGAACGAGAACACTCATGGATATATCAAATGATTATAATTATCGCGTTTCCGATGATACCTATTATGATATTAACGGAAAGTTTATCAAGGCAGGAGGTGACAGACCTACTGGTGATTATTCGCAGGGACCATACACCAGCTTTACGATAAAAAGTGCTTCTGATGGTTCTCATGAGATAAGTTTCCAGAACACGGTGCAGGGGCACGTTGCGCAGGCAATCAACTGGGTGAAGGAAAAGAATATGTTCGCATTCCCTTTCTTTATAAGATGTGCGTTCAGATTGTTTGATGGCTCGTATGCAAAGATTACGAATCCAATTATTTGCTATCCAACCATCAACAGAAATTGCCGATTCGGTTCTGCAGATTACAACAGCAAGACTCATACGTTCCAGGATTTGAATCAGGTAAAAGGTACAAGTAGCTTGTTCTATTTCATAGAATATAGTGAGCTTCTTTTCAGATTCAAGCCGATTAGTTCTGATTGGAGCGACATTGTGAAGGATATTGTTGTGTTCGCTTCTGATCAGGTAACTCCATTCAACCTTAATGGAGATTGGAAGTTTGTAAGTCCAAACACAACTTATATGACTCCTTTTGCAAATTTCGGTTTCAAGGGATATTCTGAGAGCGTTTTCAATTACGACCAGAAAGGTTTTAATGGGAAAACAATCCAAGTTCATGACGAAATACAGCCGACATATAAGTCAGATATAGAAATCAAGGATGAACTTGTACATAAAAGTCAGTTCTACAAATTGTTTTCTGTAGGCATTGGTGACGATGAAGTAGATGGCGAGTATCATTGTACGGTAACTAGACGCTTCGGGGAAAAGCGCAGCCTCATCAAAGGTAACATTGTTAGCAATTTAACAACACAGTCTCAACTTGGTGTTGACGATTACTACGGGTGGGCAAGAATGTCAGCCGACAAGTTGTTTACTTACAACAAGAGATTGAATTTGGTAGGTGCTAAGCGTTATCCATTTGAAGGCTTCAGCTACTTTGTCGGAAGAGAAGTGGATACGAACAAAGATGAGGCTTATATGATTTATACCCACATTGTTACTGATACTTGCGACAAATGGGTATCTTGTGGAGCCACAATGAATGATTCGTTCCTTCGAGGATGGATATTCTATCCAGACACAAATGCACGTGAAATAATCTTGTTTAAGAGAGGAAAGTATCTGAGAATCCAGCTGATGGAGCATCCTATGCTTAATGGCTCATATTCATTTACGAATCTTCCTTCCAAAGAAGGCGATGCCGTATTTAAGGATATATCAGATGAAGAATTTGTAAAACTGGTTGAAAGCGCAAGCGACTATGAGGATTTGAACTCTCAGATATACACCTCAAACGTCAATAACCCATTTGTATTTGAGGCATCGGGCGATAACACCGTGGGCACAGGTGAGATTTATGGCATCGTTTCAAATACCGAAGCCGTAAGTACAGGACAGTTCGGTCAATACCCACTGCTCGTTTTCACAAGCGAAGGTATTTATGGTATGAGTGTCAATGCCGAAGGATTGTACTCTAATTCTTATCCTATCTCCAGAGAGGTTTGCAACAAGAACTCTCCATTTGTTCCTACGGGAAATATGGTGTTCTTCACAGGCATGAAGGGATTGATGGCAACATCGGGAGGCAGTGTTGCTTTTATGAGCAATAAAATGAGCGGCTATCAGCCAAGCGAGTTGAGAACCCTTGATGATGGGGCATTAAGCAGGTTCTTACGAGATTGCATGATTGCCTATGACTATAATGATTCGTTGCTTCGAATCTATGCAAAGGGAAAGTCATACCAGTACATATACAACACTGTTGACAAGACATTTGCTATGGATAATAGCGGAATTGAGGCACAGACTATTGTGAACGATTACCCGGATAGCTTGATTCAAGACACAGAAGGCAACGTCTATTCTCTCACAGATAAGCCTGCTGCCATTGATGATGAGAATCTCTACAGCGGCTATCTCATCACAAGACCATTGAAGTTCACTGGTTCGATGATATTGAAGAGCCTCAGACAGATTCGTCACCTCAAAAAGTCAGCAGATGGCAAGCTTAGTCTAGAGATATGGGCTAGCAACAATGCTGTGAACTGGTGCAAGCTGGTGAGTCTAGGCGGTAAGCCGTGGGCTTATTTTACGTTCAAGTACAACTTGTCAGACTTCAAGGCATCCGATGCCTTCACTGGTTCCTTGGTAAGAGTCCAAAACAGAAGATCACTCATGCATAATATGGAATTTTGATAAATTCGGGGCTTTATAATATAATAAGGTGGGTGCGTATAGCATTCCACCTTATTTTGTTTCTGTCTAAACTATGCAGAAAAATGTTCTTCGGCGATACAACCTATTGATATTTTCCCTACTTTTGCACCAAAAATAACGCTTTAACAATTTTATTTATGAAGAAATTATTATTTATTATGGTGGCTATTATGTCACTATGTGCATGTGGTAGCAACGATGAAGATGTAAGCACTGCTAATCTCATCAATCAGATGTCTTATGACGGAAGAGCTTATGATATTGATAGTGTTAGAATCTATAAGAACGAGCAGGGTGTTTGTCTAGGAGTATCTGTATATTCAAATATGTATAGTTTAGAGATTGAAAATTGTAAATTGAAAGCCGGTCATAACGACTTGTCAAATAGTTCAGGTGTGCATGTAACATTATATAAGAAGGTAGAAAGCAGAAGATACTTAGCCACACATATTTGGGGGTATGATTGGGATGGTACTCATTTTAAAACAGATGATGGCTATGATGTATATGGCTCTTCCATTGGAGAAGAATTGTCATATATCGAGTTTCAAGAACAAAACCAGCAGGCTCATATTGAAGCTTATATAACAGATAGCAAAAACTCGAAAATCCATACGGTAAAGGCAGTATATTCAGGCAAGCCTATATACAAGTATATTTGATGATTTGGATTTCCCGTAAGCAGAAGGCGGCTACTCTCTACGAGCCGCCGCCTTCATTGAAAGAAATTCAATTATATAGCCAATGGAAAATGCGTATAGATGAAGCAATCCGTTCACGTTGTTCAGAAGCATGGTGAATAGTATGAACGGCATCGCTTTTTTGATCGCCTCCTTCCATCTCCCCGTCCGTCCCCAAAGGATTCCAAACTGGGCGAAGAGAAAACCAGACAATCCCATCGTCGGCTCGCTGACGTACATAGGAAGCATACTGGCAGCCACGGCTACCATGAAAGCCTTCACTGGTGTGAGTCTGTTCTTGATCTGCCAAAGAACCAGCAGGTTCACGGCAAGATGAAACACGTTGACATGAAAGAAACTGTAGATGATGTGATTCTCCAAAGGAAGTGCCGGGCTGAAACCCACATGCCATGGCAACAGAATGATGCAGAGGATGGAGATTGCAGCCTTCAATCCAAAGTCTGGCTTACTTTTTATCTCTGAAATCCTTACCATAACGCTTGCATTTATTGAAGATATACTGCACCGATTCAGGCGAAAGGAAGAACTCTGGAGCAGGTTCCCCTACCAGAAACTGGCAGATGGAATGCAGAGACTCCCCGATGAACTCCTTGCGTTGAGATAGCTTCTGGAGCCTGTCGAAAAGTGAATAGTACATTCGCCTTCTCGGTTCCGTCATGGCATCCACCACGGTGAAATCACCTACCACCATCCTTCTCAGCCGCTCAAACGCCTGCTTGGGGCTGACGTAGTACCTTGGGGCAGGATGGGCAGCCACCTTCATATATGCCTCCTTCTGCGAGTGGCATGTATTCGCCACATCACAGTAGGCTTTCATGATGTCTTCCCTCTGCCTTGCCGTTAAGCTAAAGTCTGTCTTTGTCATACGCACACCTCATTTATGTTGTTGAAATACAGGTGCAAAGATACTACTTATCTAGAAAACGTCCAAATTAATAATATATTTTAAGATTTTGCACATTTTCCATTGTTTTGTGAGAGATTTTTCTTAACTTTGCACCGAATTATAAGATTTAGCATACTATTTCTAAGAAACAGCAATTAAATTCGGGCATTTAACATAAACTTTTATTTGTATGAAACAGAAAGAAGACGATGCTCTCTCAGATGAGGAGCGACAAATGGTTTTAAACGGCTTGGTAAGCCGCAAGATTTGGAGGTTTTATGAACTTCTATCAAAATGGGCACCCATACCATTGATGCTAGGTCACTGGTACGGCGTATGGGACTATGGGCATTACCCCAGACCTGCAATACTTGATACAGCCAACAACGGAGGCTGTATCATCTGGATTTACTTTCTGGCATATATTTATATGCCTCTCTGCATGCTTCCAGTTAGTTTCTTCTTTAAGTACTGCTGGATTTTCCGCATTCCATTCTTCTATTTCTTTGGCATCAATGCCATCCGATTGTACTATCAGCACTGGCTCATCACTCCCGAACAGCTAGAGATGCACCATGTGTTTATCATATTCACTTTAATGCTTTACGCTTATGGATTTATCAAAATCGCTTTTACACGTAGCAGATGTTGCTTACCGCATGCTGCGAAACGATGAGTGCGGTTTCTCGGAAGAAGAGGAACAGATTGTTCAGAGAAACATCATCTACTGGATGGAGAGAAGACACCACTTCGATGAGAAGCTCGGCAGGGCTTGCATCGCCAACATCTACTACTTCAAGGATGATGTTACCAAGGAGTATGCGCCTTTCTTCGATTACGAGGAAATGAAGGAAGAGTACAAGAAACAGGCATTGATGATTCCCGACTACACGATGTGGGACTTTGCCGTAACTATGAATAAGATGTTTGCCGAGAACATTGATTTGCTCGGCAAGTGGTCCCGAAGCAAGGAAACATTGAAGAAAAGGGTATCAGAACTGGCGGTTAGCTTCCTCTGCGACGAGTCAACGAACCATCCTACCGATAAAATTTGGTGGTATATGAATGGTTGAATGGAAACACGGAAGAACGTTTAGAAAAAGCCCCTATCTTTGTAGCCATTAATCAATATTAATGGTATATGACGGAAATTATTCATACATTTTTACATGAGCACCTATACATGACGGCGTTGATAATCGCCATCTGTATGGGTGCTCTTATTGTTTCTATGGGCGTGGACCTATTCTTCGGAATCAAAAAAGCAAAGGAGAACGGTGAGGCTACCACAAGCACCGGATTCAAGAAAACATGCGATAAGGCAAGAAAGTATTTCTCTCCTTTCATGGCTGCGGTGTGCATAGACCTGATTGCCTGCATCGTACTTCCATTCCCGGTATTCTCTATGATTTGGGCAGGGTATTGTGTGTTCTGCGAGTTCGTTAGCATCAGAGAAAAGAGTTGGCAGAAGGCAGAAATCCGAAAGCAGGAGAAGACGGTAAGTATTCTGCTGGAGAACAAGGAAGATTTGGCTAGGGCTTTTGCCGAGATTATGAAAGAACAGGAAAAAGAGAAGGAGGGCAAGGCATGAAGGTAACGAGAAAACAGATGCTGGAGATTCTGCCAGATGCAGGAAGGGTAGATAGATACCTGCACTACATCAATGCTTGGGCTGATACCTTCGAGATTAATACGCCTTTAAGAATGTGCCACTTCCTAGCTCAGGCGCTTCACGAAACCGCTGGCTTCAAATTTATGAAGGAGCAGGGTAAGATAAGTTATTTCTCCAAATACGACAAGGGCAGCTTGGCAAAGATGCTTGGAAACACCAAGAAGGGTGATGGCTGGAAATATCGGGGTCGTGGCTTTCTTATGCTTACCGGTAGAGCCAACTACCAGAGCTACCAAAACTCAGAGTATTGCAAGGGAAATATCATGGAGAAGCCTGAACTGCTGGAAGGGCAGAATGGTTCCGTGAAAAGCGGCATGTGGTGGTGGTTTGTCCATGGGCTTAATGAACTCGCCGACAAGGATGATATTGTAAAAATCACCAAGAAAGTCAATGGCGGCTTGAACGGCATTGATGATAGAAAGAACTGGTTTGGAATATGTAAAAAGGTATTATTATGAAATGGTATAACAAAGAGGCTTGGATAAGCACGATTCTGACGATCATCGTCGGTTTTCTTATTGTTCTTCTTTTGGGCGGTTGCAAGGCCAAGGAGTACATCAAGGTTCCCGAATATCATACGGAGTATGTGGTCCGGAAAGATACCGTAGCCAAGACGGATAGCGTATATGTGAAGGATTCCGTATATGTTTACCAGAAGGGCGATACGGTGGTGATAAGCAAGATTGCCTATCGTGACCGATACAGAAATATATATAAGGTGAAGCTTGATACCATATTCAAGCATGATTCTGTTGAGGTCCCTGTGCCATGTGAGCGGACGCTTACGAAAGGCGAGCAGCGGCTTATGACACTGGGAAGATGCTATATAGGTACTCTTTTAGCTTTACTCTCTCTGCTGATGGTAGTGTGCTGCTTCGGATTTGCATTTTGGTACCACAATAAAAAGTGCTAGCGTATGGGAAAGATTAGCGAAGAACTACAGATGATTGACTCGCTCTTGATGGAGTTTCATGAACGCATTCAGTCGGGGCGTTGCCTTACAAACAAGCAGCAGAACTCGATGATGTTGAAGTTCCTTCACCAAATCGCCAACAAGGATGAGCCTATCAATAAAACGGCTGCAAGCGAGTATGTACAGGTATCAAGGGCTACATTTGATAGACTGGTGAAGGCTGGCAAACTCCCGAAAGGAAAGAAGCGAAAGGGTAGTACTGAACTGGTTTGGTACGAAAAAGATTTGGATAAATATATTGATAAGCTGATATAAGTTTTTTCTGTTTATTGTTAGTTGTAGTAGGTTTTAGTTAGTTAGATTTATGTTGATTTAAAAATCCCCACTCGGTTGCGAAACTGGGTGGGGATTGCTTTTATATCTTAGCCACGGAATGCACGCCGTCGCCTCCGCTGTCTCTTCTTTCCTTCTGTTTCCACTTAGGCTTCTCCATGTCGTTGGCACTCACCCAAAGACCAATCGCCGTACTCATCAGCACATCATCATGGTTGCCGTTGCCTACGATGTTACCAAGACTGCCATCATCATGACGCTCGTAGATTCTCAGCTCATGATACATTTCCTTATCTGGTTCATCCCAGAGCATATCATCCACAAACTGCTCCAGATTGTCAATCACCCAACCCTTTGTCAGCTTGTTAGTCTGGAATCCGTACTTGGCAAGCACATCATCGCTCACGTCTTCCGGACTTGTGGTGCGCTGATACAGGTTATCATAGTAATCAGCAATCTCATTCAAGATACTTCCAAAGTGGTCGCCTTCCGTGTTGTTGTTCTTCTCTCGGTCGGCGGTGTTACTCTCTATCACCAGCAGGGCATCATCATAGTAATGCGCCAATGCCGCTGCCATCCATGCCAGCTTATCGTGGCGCACATGTCCACGCCATCTAGCCACCACTCTCGGTTTACCCTTGATGGTTGGAATCATGCCGAATCTGTCTATCACGGTCATGACGGTATAGTCAGATGTGGTACTCTTACCACCAATATCTACACTCACCAAGTATCTGTTTTCAACCTGCAGAACATTCGGAACCGCCCAAATCTTCAAGTCACCATCACCATCTGTTCTGATACTAATCTTCGATTTACTGATGGTTCCTTCGTTCTTGTTTCCGTCAATGATGATGTCAGCCGTATAGAGTGGGTCGCACTTGTATTTCTTCTGCAAATCATCAATGCTATACGGATTGAACACCAGATTACCTGAGTTTCTGAAAGCATCCTCCTCATCCACTGGTGCCTCGGTAGCACAGAAGGAATGCGTGGTAAACTTATTCCTGAAGTTTCTGTACCACTCGATAGCCTGAAAGCAGGCTCCCTTTTCCCACATGCGCCAAAAGAACTTGCCAGTCTCTCGGTAGCCCTTCGGGTTGGTGCTCTTGTCTCTGTTCTCCAGCAGCCATCGGGCAAAGGCACGCTCATTCTTCACCTCCTCCATGTCATGCTCAATAAAGAAACAAGGAATAAAGAGGAAGGCGTAAGCATCGTTGTTCTTCGGGTCCATTGCCAACTGGCACTTGTCATAGAAGAATCCCGAATTACCCTTGCCGGTACTCTCGAATACCTCCAAGTTGTCTTCCTGATTTCTGATACCACCCGATATAGATGAAATCACACCCTCAGGATCATGCTCAGGGGTCTTCTTCCAGTATGCCACCTCCGAATAGTGGGCACAGTGGAAGTTGCTACCACGCACGGAATCGAAGTTCTCGAAAGATGCCACGGTCAGCGTGCTTCGTCTGATAGCCCTCATACCGTCAGTAACCTGAAAATCATCGGGCGAGTTCTCGTAAGGCGAGAATTGCAGCTTTGCACCGGGGCATCCGATGGTCCAGCCCGGCTGATGCTCCAAGGCTTTTCGGTACATCGCCTTAATCTTCTTAGCCGTATTCTTCTGTTGGGCAAGCACAATGGCATTCCAGCCATCCCTGCGGAAATCCTGTAGCCACTTAATGTAAAGCTGGGTCAGGGTAGAGCCTCCCCACTGGCGGGCTTTCAAGATAACAACACGTATCGCCTTCTTGTTAGTTCGCAAATCCTCGAATATCCTCAGAAGCAATCGCTGCGGATAGTTCAGCTTAAATGGAATCATGTTACCAGTCACCTTATCCTCAATCTTGTCTGTAGCATAAAGTGCAAACTCTGGGTCTTCCGTAAACCTCACCTTCATAATCTCAAAGGTAAGCACCATAATCAGCTGCTTGGTGTAGTAGCTCTTCTCGTTATACTCCTTCCTCCATACACGAATGATGTACTCCTTCAGGCTGCCTAGCTGTTTCAGTCCCCTATATAATAAGGTACGCATACATTCCTTGGGAACCCACATCTTCGGAATCATGAAGTCAGGCAATTCAAGCAACTCCCTATGCTCGAAATCATAGCAGTTTTCGCCTGTCCATGGGTCGTATGGTCCATAAATATCATCATATCGCCGCCTGTTCTCGGCTACGAGTTCATCTATATCTATTTCTCTAACTTGTGCCATCGCCTAGCTCTTTAATCTCCTCAAAATCAGCATCCATAATCTGTGGCATCGTGGTAACGTCCAAGGCGTTGTTGTCTGTCTTGGTTCTTCCCATGGCTGCCAACTGCTTGAAGTCTTCGTCAAGTCCGTGGGTCACGCTCATCTCGCTCTGCTTAGGTATCATGTGCTTGGTAAGCTGGGCATAGATGGTAACGTATGTTTTTGGATCGTATTCCGCCAACTGGTTCATGCACTCCTCGAACTTCTCCTGATTTCTGGCAAGGAAGTCACGAATGTATTCTTTCTGTGCGCTCTTGCTCACTGGCAGAATCTTCTTCGCCTTCTCTCGCTTGTCGTGAATAATCTCCGATACGGTCTTGATATTGTCAAATTCTCTCATAATTCAGCCTCCTTATCCAAATGGTTTAGGCGAATGAATCAGGCTCCCAGGCTTGGTTGCGTTCGCCGCATCAATAATCTCCAGCTCCTCATCCTCCAGCTGCTGAGCCTTGTCCACGGTCAGTGGGTCCTTGCTCGTCAAGGTAAGCATGAAGTACTCATAGAGTGCGCCGGTGGAAATGTAGTTGTGGATAGCCTGCACCAGTCCGTCATATCGGGCATCATCCCAACTGTCGGGCATTCTCAGCCAAAGTTCCTTCTCTTCCCATTCCTTCAAGGCGTTGTCTCTTACCACGCCCCTTGGTTTCATCACGTAGGCAGACAGGGTTCCTTCCACCTTTTTCAGATACTTGTCGAACCATCGGTAAAAAAGCGGTCGCTCCTGATCGTTCTCGCTGGTCGGGATGATTTCTTCTTGGTTGGTCTGGTTTCCACGTCTTGCCCTGCCCAGCATGTTGGTGGTTGCGTCAATGTCGTACCAGAGCTGGTTGGCATAGATGAAGATATGCTTATCTTCATAGTAGGTGGCAGGTCGTGGCGGACGTGGCAGGAAAGGATTCGGCTCTGGCTTCCATCCTCTCTCACGGAGAATATACGTAGGGTGTAATGCGTTGAACTCCATCTTACACCTCCTTTGCTACGGTTACTTCCACCTCTACCTTCAAATCATCGCTATGCCGTGAGAAGAGGGTGACAATAGCCACACCAGTGTTCACCGGGTTCAGCGAGAAGGTATAAGGCTCTGGCGTTCTCAGAATCTCCAAGATGCTTGGGTCGTCGCTCCGTGCCTCAATATCATCAATGGCTCCGTTGTCGATGGAGTAGGAAATAGTCTCCTCCTTATCCTCCAGTGCAATGGTAATGGCTCCGTTTTCCTCGCTGCCATCTACCTTTGCCGTCAGATGCTGGGTATAAGGGATGGTTGGAATGGAAGGACCACGCAATACGAAACATCTTCTGATACTCTGTTCGTCTAGCACAAGGGAAGTCTGGTAGATTTCCGCCTGCTTCAAGTTGGTGGTCTTCGTCCACCACTGGTAGGTCATGTAGTCTTCCACATACTTTGCCACCAGTCTTGCGAGCGTGTCGGTCAGGGTTCCGCTGCATCTGCGAGAGGCATTCAGCACGAACTCCACAATATCATCGTCCTTGTCGTTGTAATAGATAATGTTGTCGCCCACGCTCTGTGTGGTTGGCACAAGATACTCGGCAAGCATGGTCTTCACTATCTCCAGTGCGGTCTGGAAATCGTGGGTCAGCGTACTTTCGTGGACCTCATCATCGCCTGCCGCCTCGTTGAAGCCTATCTTCACCGCCTTCTCATCGGCTGCGCTATCCACCTTTGCCTTCAGGTAGGTTGTTGCCTTTACTGCCTCAATCACTACCGATTTGATAATCTGGAATTTTATAATCATAGTCTATTCTTGTTTAATGGTTTCTAACTGCGGCTCGCCCTCTATCGAGCCTGTCATATCCTTCAATGTCTTCGGCGAGTGGGAAGGAGGCGTTTTGTCGAATGCCAGTTTAATGGCTGCATTCATGTGCATTCTCATATCATCGGCATACACCTTAGCCTGTTCCGTTCCGCTCAATACCAGTATCATGTAGGTGGTATAGGCGTTCACATATCCCCTGAAGCAGCTCTCAAAGGCTTTCCTGTGTCCATCGTTCAACCGGGTTACGTTAAAGGTAACTGATACCGGCAATGAATCATCAATGTAGGTCTTCACGATGGGGGCTACCTCGCCTGCAAAGCTGTGCGCCGCCGCAACAATATATTGTTTCATCACCGCCTTCTCTGCGCTCGACAAGGTAGTATTGGCAAACAGCGTGTTTCCTGCCTTGTCGTTCTGCCTCTTGGCTATTGCCGAAACCTGCTTCATCACATCTCCTTCTACGGATGCCAGACTGATTGTTATCATTTTTGTTTCTTCCATACCTTATGCTGATTGATAGTAATTATTGTTCAAACTCATCGCCTGTGCCACTGCATTCTGGTCTGCTCCCTGCACGATTCCGTTCTCTACCATTCCGCCACCCTGCTGCTGGGCAATCGCCTGCTGCTGCTGATACATCTGTTCAAGCTGCTCCTGCTGCTGCTGAACGCTGGCAAGCAACTTGTCGGCGTATGGTTTGTTCACGTTCTGCAGATACTGAATCAGGTTGATGGCACCCATTCCGAGCAACTCCTTCAAATCGTCATTCTGAATGGTATTGTATGCCGCCGTAGCCGCTGCATTCTTGATGCTGATCTTAAAGTGAATGTCTCTTGCAGAAAGTCGGTCGTAACTGTAGTTGGTCAAACCGTCCTTGTTGAATATCTTTCTGCCGTCTTCGTAATATTGCTGAATGATAGAACACTTCTTCATAGCCAGCTTCTCCGTGAATATCTCCATGTCCGACAAGATGGTATATAAAGATGTAGTGGCATTCTGGCTTTCCTGTGCATATCTTGCTGCCGAAGTTCCTGCCGAAGGAGTCTTGCCCTGCAAGGCACCGCTCACGTTGGTAACTTCCCGAATCAGATTCAGCTCAATCTGCAAGAGTTCGTTGGTTCCTATGTTCACGGCGTTCGATGTGATAACCTCTGGCTTCACGTTCGGCATAGTGCGCTTAGGCGTATAGAAAATCCATCCGTCGTATTCGATGGCTTCCTCCATGAACTCCCTTGGACTCTTTCCGCCCAATACCGTAGTCGGAATCATCTTGAATCCCTTGAAACTGCTTCTGATGCTCATGTCGTTCATCACAATCAGGCGGTTGATGTACCTCTGCTGGTCTATCACGTTCGTCATAAACGGATGAATCTCTCCGTTGATGTACGGATAGAGTTTCACGGTGAAAGGGTGGCTCTTGAAATCGTAGGGTGATTCTCCACGGCACAGAACGGTTCCGTCGGGAGCCATGAAGGTGTAGTACCAGTATTTATCAGAAAGGTCTTCCGATGTAATATAGGCACGGTCTTCTTCCGGAACACCGTATTCGTCATACTGCTTCTTTCGCTTCTCGTTTTCCTGAATCAGCTTGTTTATCATTGCCGTGTCTTCCAAATCCACACGGAACCAAGCGTTGTTCATGTTCTTGGCAATAGGATCAAAGCATTGCAGTCTCGGTTTGGTCTCCGTGGTCCAAACCTCAATCACTCTATGGTAGTGCTTACCCTTGTTGGTGAAATCGAAGCTCAGGTTGTTCAAATCCTTCTCCTCGTTAAACTCGTAGCCATAACCGCCATCGTCCATTTCATCGTTGATGCCGAATATCGCATTCAGGTCGGTAACGCTCAGTCCGTATTCCCTTCGGGCAAACTTCTGATACAAATCTTCCCTGCTCACATCATGCAGACAGCCTATCAGACAGATGTCGTTGTGGCGTGGGTCGCTTCCGCACTCAAAAAACATGTGGTCGGGTTCCATCATATCCGTCCACGCATCGGGCATTTCCAGTTCCCTGTCTTCCCAACTCTCTCTGGCGTACATCTGTCCGCCTTGCAGATAGTCCTTGATAAAGTGGTTCAGCAAATCCTGCATGCCGGTAGTCTGCCAGTTGCATTGCATCGTGGCACTCATCATGTCGCTCAGTTGTCGGGAGTCATTATCTCTTGCAAAGCAAACTGGTTCCGTGCCCTGCTTGGCATAGAGACCAGTGATAGACTCCAAGATGCTTACCATGATGTTGTTGCTCATTGGGGTCTGGTTGCGCTTCTCCATATAGGTTCGCTCGCTCATCTCCTCCCAGTAGCCATGATGATACACCCTGATGGTATCGCTCCATTGGTCGCCTGTGCAATAGCGCATGGTTCTCGCTCTCGTCTCACGCACTCCGCTCAGGTTGTTCCAGGCGTTCCTGCATCGGGTCTGCAATTCCCAGTCCTTTCCGTGCGCCTGCCGTCTCTTTCGAGCCTTCACCGAGTCATACGTGCTGTGATTGGGCATCACCTTGCTAAGTGTTAATATTCTCGCTTTTGCCATATATTCTTACACATTATTATAATATAGGCGCAAAAATACCCTTAAATCCCATTTTTTTTGCCGTGTTTCCACCCACTCAGACAACACGATGGAAACACGGAAATATTTTTGCATTATTTTCGCATCTTTGCCGAAAAGTTTTTAAAAGTTACAATATGACAAAAGAAGAATTAGAACAGATGAATGCAGAAGGTGGCGGCGGGCAGCAGTCACCGTCAATGGAATCTGCTGAGGCTGAAACTCCGCCAGTGGAGGACCGCCCTAATCGCAAGGCTTTCTCTGACCGATTCAAGCAGCGTCATGCCGACATCGACTTCGAGGATAAGGAAGCTCGTTATGCGGCAATGAATGATGATGCTGATGCTCTTGGCAGATACGAGGAAAGCGGAAAGGCGTTGTCTAAGGTATTCGATAACCACAAGTGGTTGGCTGCTCTGGCTATGGACATGGAGAAGAATCCGGAAGATAACCCATTCGATGCCATGGCTCGCTTGGGTATTGACATTCGTGCCTTGCTCGATGATCCAGAAGGCGGAAAGAAGCTCGCTGAGATTCTCGCCAAGCACAACGAAGATGTAGCTGAACAGAATGAAGCTGTCGAGAAGGTTACTGCCAATATGCAAAAGTCTATCGAACGCTTGATGAAGCTCTATCCCGATGATGCCGAGGATATGTGGAAGCAGATTTACGAGATTCACGATCAGGTGGAGAGCGGAGATATCCCCGATGATGTTTGGAAGATGCTCCATAATGCCAACAACTACGACTCTGATATTTCTTCTGCTCGTGATGAGGCTGCTATGCAGGCAAGAAACGAGAAGATTCAGAATAAGGTGCGCTCATCCGCAAGCGAGGGCATTCCTCCTTCACTGTCTAGTTCGGGTGCAGGCAACAAACCTGCAAAGAAGAAGGAAGCAGCTCCTAAGAGTGGCTTCTTCGAAGGTCTCACATATTAATACTAATCAAATAAATATATGTATAAAATGAAGAAAGATTGTTTTAAGAATTTTACGAGCTGTCAGTTCATCTTCAAGATGATTCTGATGCTTCTTGCCGTGGTTACAGGCGGTGGCGTACTTGCCATGGCTGATACCGCAGAGCCAACTACCCAGATTGGTGACGAGGGTCATGAGCCATCAAGCAAGGCTGATGCAGCAACCGAGCCAGTTGACCCAGAGAAATCAGACCGATTGGCTCCAGGCGGTAAAGTAGAAGGTCAGGATTTGACAGGCACGCAGGCTTCTGCAACCCAGATTCGCAAGGGTGGACTTGCCGAAGAGGATTGGGATAGCGAGGTAGAGAAGTATCGTCCTTTCCGTACCCCATTGCTCCAGATTATCCGCAAGGTTACAAAGAGTGTTCCTTGTGTAAGCTATGAAAAGAAGCACGCCCGTGTGGGTGGTGATACCCTTGATGGCAAGATTACCAAGGCGATTGATGCGGTTGAGGCTGGTGGTACTATCAAGTTTACCAAGGCAAATTTCTCAGGTTCTCTGCTCCCTCTCTACAAGGGTAGTACCGTTATCGTTCCTTCTGTTCCCGGCTATGAGCGTGGTTCCAAGACCAAGGTTAGCGGTCGCTTGAATCTGTTGGTTATCGACAAGACAAAGGATGAAGTTACCTTGCAGGCACTCAATGGTCCTGCCGAGATTGAGGGTACAGTTGGCGAAACGCTTGACACCATGGGCTGCCCAGCCATTCCTGCCAATAGCCGTATTCTCTGTGCTTCCACCATCCTCTCCGAGAGTCAGATGAACGTTCCGCCAGAGAACTATCAGCCTCGTTCAGAGGAGGTTTACTTGCAGAAGCGTGCATTCTCTATCATCTTCACCGAGGAGTTTGAGAAGATCAAGAAGAAGGCTCCTCATACCGTTGCCGACATGAAGGAAGATGCGCTTACCAAGTTCTTGCTCCGTCAGGAACGCAGTTACCTCTACGGTACCAAGTTGAAGTTCCTCATGGAGACCAAGGACGGTGCGCAGGAGTACGCTTACTCTGCTGAGGGTATCATCAATCAGTTGACAAACGCTTATGGCATTGGCGAGGTCTATACCTTCGCTGACCTCATCGCCATCGCTAAGCTGATGTTCACCGACTTCGCCGAGTCTGATGAAATGTATCTCTTCTGTGGTAAGAATGCCATCGAGCGACTGATGAAGATTGAGCTTCCTAAGGGTCGTGATGTAATGTTCTCTACCGTCAAGGAGTTCGATATCACCTTCAACCGCTTCAAGTGTAGTTATGGTACACTCAACTTTGCTTGGGATAGCACACTCGACTACATGGATTTGGAAGACTGCATGATTGGTGCCGACTTCAAGGGTGCTCGTCACTACGTCAAGGAGAAGAGCAAGGAGCGCACCAACGACTTGTCGAAGGATGCTTACGACCCACGTCTGGCTAAGCGATACATGCACTGGGAGGCTGATTGCGTAGCTCTCCGTGGTTACAACAGCATCATCGTTGGTCCAGAGGATAAGATTTCTGCTCTCGGCGCATCGGGCGTTATCAACAACATCATCTCGCTGAGCACTCTGCCAGAGACTCCACGTGAGGGTATGATTGTTGCGTTGACTGCCGATTACCAGTCTGGTGTAACCAAGTACGAGAAGGAGAATGTTTACATTTACAAGGGCGGTAAATGGGAAATCTTCTCAGGTCAGATTGTTGCAGCCTAAGTAAATAACTGAATAACAAGTGACTGGTTCCCACTGGTCACCTGTTATTCAAACTATAAAGAATTAGAGATATGATTAAGACATATAGATATAATGCAAACCGAAACACGGTCAGCCACATTCTTCAGGGAAAGAATGGAGTAACCGTCCGTTACAACTTCGAGAGGGGTAACGTAATCACCAAGCAGAAGCCTGAGCTTATCTTGAAGGGTGAGTATGCCCAGACTCTGCTCGAAAGCAGCGACCTGTTCAAGAATGGGCTTGTTACGCTTATTCACTCAGAGGAGACCTTGGAGGATAAGTTGAAGAAGGCTGCCGAGCAGGAGAAAAGCACTTCTGAAGCACCGGCTAAGAAATCAGTCATTGAGGTAGAATCTGTTGTTACTGCATCTGATCTCCTTGCCTTTGTCAACAAGGAAGACAACCGTGAAGGCTCCCGAATGTTCAAGAACGTGGGTAGCGCATTGGATTGGGCGACCAAGCACAACTTTGCATTCCCTAATTACAAACCAGAGTAATATAATAAGGTGAAATGAAGGTAGAAGACATCATCAAGCAGGTACGTTGGTGCATAGACGAGGAATCCAACAATACATCGGAAATCACCGATGAGAAGGACGATTTGTATATGGACAACATCATCAAGTCGAAGATAAACGATGCTCTGCATTGGATAGCTATCACTGCTGCATCTTCTTCCGTATTTGCAGAATCCAAGAAGACCAGCGACACATCTTCAAAAATCAGCGTAAAAGATTACGATGCCACAAAAAACATCGGAATCATCACGATGGACGAGAATACAGAGATAATCTCAATCTCTCGTGTCCGTGGTAAAGAATGGTTCAAGGCAGTGATACCTGTAGAAGATACCGACAACGAGGCTTACATGATGTTTGATGAAAGTGCAATGGGAACCGCCGACCGACCGCAGGCTGCCATTATGCGAGAGAATCCTATCAAAATCCTCTTGCAGCCGAAGCCTACCGAAGCCGTAGTTTCCTTTGTCGGCGTTCCAAAGAATGTGGATGTATCATCGGAAACCACCGATGTAGCCATCACCGACAAGCTAAAGAATGCCTTCATCTACTATCTCGCCTTCCTGTTACTCTCAGCCTACAACGACAACAAGGCTACCCACATGTACACAATAGCCTTGCAGCAGTTGGGCGTTAACACATCAAAATAATAGAATCATGGAGTATGTATCAACGAATTATAATGAGGAAGAGCTTGCATGGGTATCACCAGAGATTACCCTGCATCGTGACATCTACTTGATGATTACGCTGAAACGACCGGGCAAGCTTGTGATACGGCAAGACAAGGGCGACGGCAAGAAGCCCCGTGTTCCCATCCGTGCCCACAAGAACATGGATAAGTTTCATATCCGCCTGAGGGTCATTCCAGATACCGCAAAGATTCAGATATTCACTTCATCAGAACCAAAAGAAATTAAATATGCCTACATTTAGACAAGATACAAAAATTGGTGGTATGGTGCCGATGATGAAAACGGACGATTACAACGACCAGTCTGTCACCGAAAAGAAGTTGAAGGATGGTAATATCACCACCCGAAAACTGGCTGATGGTTCTGTAACTTCGGACAAGATTGCAGACTCCAATGTTGTTACATCGAAAATTGCAAATCAAAATGTAACAACAGAAAAGCTGCAAGACGCTGGGGTTACAACTGATAAGCTAGCCGACTTAAACGTTACAACAGAAAAGCTAAACGACAGGTCGGTTACTACAGAAAAAATGGCTGATGGTTCTGTTGTGACAGGGAAGATTAAAAACGGAAACGTTACAACCGAGAAACTTGGTGATTCTAGCGTTACATCTGAGAAGGTAGCAGAAAAAAACATCGTTAACTCCAAACTTGACGATTCTTCTGTAGATGAGCGAACTATCAAGGATAAGAATGTTACCAATCGCAAGCTTGCTGATTCCGCCGTTGATACACCCAAACTTCATGACCAGTCTGTGACTAACGAGAAGATGGCAGATAATACCTTGACTCTTGATAAGTTCGATCCAGAACTTCGCAAGTCTCTAGAAGCAGCAACAGGATTGCCGGATAATCTGCTAAAGATGATTCAGGACGTTGATGTAAACATAGCCAAGCTGAATGATACGGTATATCCAATCATATTAGGCTTCACTATCACCCCGAATGTAGGCACGATGCAGACGGAGGTTCGCTATTCTGTTTCAAGTGACAACAAGCCCCTTGTGCCTGATACATCAATCATCAGCAAGCAGATTAATGACAATACCCAAAAGAATCTCTCAGACACTCCATCATCAGGTGGAACCCTATCCACCAAAATTGAAGGAGCAAGAGAAATCTTCAAGTTTACAATAGAGAAGGAAGGTAGAACTGGCAAGAGTACATCACAGACTCGCTATCTCTGCTACTCAGGAGGGAACCCAGCAGCCACCATGACTACAGAAATCCTCAATACTCTCAACAAGGTATCAGCTATAGGAGTATCATTCAATCCTAGTATCACAACCAAGGATAATGATTACATCTGGCTAGTAGTACCTAGTTATCTCTCAATCACCCGTGTAACCAGTGCAGGATTCGATGTTCCTTTATCTGCTCCTCAGGCTATCACCAATAGCCTAGGAACATTTAAGGCATACCACACAGCAAATCCTCTCACACAAGCTACATGGAATTTAGTAATATCGTAAAATAAAAAGATATGCCAGATAATAATATTAATGTAACAGCCCCACTACATGCAGCAACAAAACAAGGAAAGCTTGCATCCGCAAGGGAGGTTTTCATGGATGGAGACAAGGAGACTGTTCAGCAGATAGGTGACAAGACCCATCAGTTGGAGGATGCCATCAAAGACATCACCGTCTCAGGTGGAGCATCTACTGCCAATGCTGTCTCTTATAACAACGAGACTAGTGGCATGACAGCAGTCACTGCCCAAGGTGCTATTGATGAGCTTGCTACAAAGAACAAGTCACAAGACACAACTATTGCAGCAAAGGCTGAGAAGTCAGATGTACAATCATCTGTATCTGAGTTGAAAGCCAAGAATACTTCGCAGGATGCTGAGATTGCCAAGAAAGCCAATTCCGCTGATGTCACCTCTCAGATGCAAACAGAGCAGACAAGGGTCAATGCTGAACTTGATAAGAAGTTCAACAAGGAGAATATTGCCCAAGAGTTCGGTGATTCAGAGGATAAGGTAGTCTCTCAATCTGCTCTTCCCTTCCGCTATATTCAGAGTGAGGAATTTATCTTTGCCAAGGTAGATGCAAATGATAAACTTCTCTTCGGTATTCAGTGGGATGGTACTCCTGTATTTGGCAAAACAAGTGTAGTAGAGGACAGATTGCAGGCACAGGTAAATCTCTTGGCAGATAAGATTACCGCTATCTTGGGTGATGATGATACTACAAGTGCTATTGATACATTAAAGGAGTTGAAGGACTTCTTTGCTAGCATTGATAACACTCAGACCTTGACAAGCATCCTTGCAAATCTCAATAGTGTCAGCACAAAGTTAGGAGAAGACATTAAGAATCTTCAAGACACAAAGGTTGACAAAGAGGAAGGCAAGTCTCTCATTGAAGATGAAGTAAAAGAGTGCTTTAAGGTTATTGAGAATGAAGAGTTCATCCATGCAGTAGTAGATTCTGAGGACAGACTTCTCTTTGGTATCTACAGAGACTCAGGAAAGCCTTATTTTCCACTCAATGAAATGTATCACGTAGAGCAGAATGAAGAGTTCTTTGCAGTCTGGCTTGATGAAGATGATAAGGTACTTCTTGGTATCAGAAGAGACGGAGAAATCATTGGTGAAATCCATGCAGTCAAGGCATTGAGGCAAGTTATCTCTCAGCTTCAAGCAGACCTTACATCATTGCAGGAGAAGGTAGGTACAATAGATGCCAATCTCAAAGAGCTTCTCGACATTTTCTCTTTGCAGGAGAATCCTGAGTATCTTGCAGTAGAGAAAGATGTAGATGGAAGGGTTCTTTCAGGAACTTACAATGATGGTAGTCACTATTCTCATAACTTGAAGTCTGAGACCATTGATGCTAAGGTTGATAAGGAAGAAGGTAAGTCTCTCATTGATTCAAATGTTGCTGATGCTCATAGTACATTGGAAGACCCTGAGAAAAGAATGGAGATTGTTACAGATGCAGATGAAAAGGTAATCTCTTATCGTGATGCTGATGGCAAAAAACATGAGCATGATATGGAAGTTACAAACCTTGAAGTATCAAATCTCAATCTCGAAGGTAATAGTGTGAATAATATCCAAGAAGCTCTCAAAGCAAATGGTTTTGATATGAAACATCCTATGGATTGGAGTACAAAAAATGAGCTACAAATACCAGAACCCTATTGTGCTTTTGTAAATATAACAGGTAGTTTTCCAACTTCAAAGGGACATACAACCAAAGGGGAAATTCAATTCTATGATATGCAGGGAAATTACTTCAAAAAGTTCATAGAAATGGATATTCACGGAAGGACAAGTTCAATGTATAAAAAGAAGAATTATACTTTTGATTTTTACAATGATGCTGATTATTCGGATGCCTTTACTATTAAGTTCGGTGATTGGGTATCTATGGATAGCTTCTATTTCCAAGGATGGTATTCTGATGCTTTTAGAGGTATTGATATAATTGAATATAAGTTGTATCAACAGATGATTTCAACTAGAGGATTCTTAAAAGACAAACCATATAAGTATTCTATTTGGCAGAATGTAACTTCTAAAGGAAACGAGGGCTCTAAAAAACTAGATAATAATCTAGAGAAGAACGCCCTATGTACTCCTATGGGATTTCCAGTTATAATGTATCTAAATGGAGAATTTTGGGGAATCTATACAATTATGCTTAAAAAAAATAGAGCTAATTTCAGAATGGACAAGAAAGATTATAAATCCGTTATGCTTGACTTAGATAATGGTAATATAGTCTCTGGAATTAAAAATTGGAAATCTTTTGAAATCAGGAATCCAAAAGTCCTTATTTGCATGGATGGTTCAAAGTACAATGGAGACGCTCCTAAAGAACTTATAGATGAATCCTCTGAAAAATACGATACATCTAATAAAGATATGGTAAATACTGTATTGACCAAGAATGCTATTGTAAGTTTGGCAGATTCATACAATAAAGTAAAAGAATTGGACTCCTTATCCAAAAGCAGTGATGAAATTAGGACTACAATAGAAAAATATTATAACGTAGATTATATTATTGACTATATTATATTCTCTAACTTAATACAGAATGTTGATGGATGGGGAGGAAATTGGCAATGGACAACATGGGATGGTGTTAAGTGGAATCCAAATCCATACGATTTAAATGCTTCACTTGGATTAGACCCTTATGGCTTAATTGCCACACCTCCTGTTGAACAGGTTTCTTCAGGTGCTATAGCTGCATACGTGTATAAATATTACATAACTGAGATTAAGGATAGATACAAGTATTTGAAAAATTCTAAAATTATCTCTATAGATAATATAATTGGATTGTTTTATTCCTGGATAAAAAGAATAGGAACGGACAATTATGCCAATGAATTTAAAAAATGGAATAGCACCCCTTCGCAAAGAGAATCCTATTTAAACTATGAATATTGGGATGTTTCTGAGGGACCAAAGACTACTAGTTATTATCCAGCATATTCAGATAGTGTATCATACTCAAAAGGACAAGTTGTACGATATAATTCTGGATTCTATCAGAGTATTATAGATAACAACATAGGTAATGTGTTAACAGATTCCACAAAATGGAAAACAATGCTTTATGATGAAAATACAACTTATGAAATTGGGGACGAACTTATCTGTACTTCCACAATCGTTGTAAAGTTCAAATGTATAAAGTCTTGTATTGGTCAAAAACCAGTAACTAAAGAATATGATGAAAACTTTGGTATATTGGGATTCTATGATTCAATAGGAAGAATATATAAATGGTTTGAAGAAAAGATAACTTATCTTGATTCTATTTGGAATATATAATTTGTTTAATAAAAATTGAATAATATGGTTAAATGTTTAGTAACAAAATTGCAAGGTGTCGTTAATAATCCGAACTTGTTGAAAATAGGTGAAATGCCTATTTATGTGAAAAGTAGTGAAAGTACAAATGCAGAAGAGTATAAACTTTCAATAAAAATGCAAAAGGACACTACTATAAAAATTGTAGGTGATGGCTATTTTACTGATGCATCACTAAGTGCTAATAATGGTAAGGAGCAAAAAATTCTTGCTAATATTACAACTGATTTATATTTCAGTAATGGAGATTATAAAGCTGTTATTTCTGATAAATATAATATACTCAACTTTTCTCTTTCAGAAGTTTCAAAAAAGAACTATATTAGTGTTAATTTGGATGATTTTAAATTTTCAGCAGACTTAAGTACATTAATACTTAATAATTCTGAAAGCTTTGGAAATATTGAAAGCTTGAATAATAAAAGTAAACTCATTAATTTACTTTTACTCAATACAAATGTGAGAGGAAATGCTAACGGTTTAGATACGAGTTCTTTATCCATTTTGATTTTACAATCAGATAATATTGAGTATGATATTTCTAATTTAAAGAATACAACAAAATTAACTAGAGTTGGTTTTTCTAATACAACCATTCAATCTGGTAATATATCGAGCTTGGCTAACAATACAGGTATGAAAAATATTGGTGATTTAGGTAAAGGACTCAGTGGTGATATTTCAGTATTAAGTAATTTTAAATTACTTAATCAGAAAGCAATTAGGAATTATAGTAATAACATAACTGGCGATATTGGAAAAATTCCAGATAAAATCGAATATTTTTTAAGTGAAGTTTCTAAAGAATATACTTATTCAAAAGGTAGTAGAACTACCATTTTGTCTGTTAGTAAAGTAGGTTTATCAAATATAGACACCTTCCTTAATGATATGTCTAGCTTATCTGCACCTGACACAATCTATAAAACTATATACTTGGTTGGTACTCGCACCTCAGCATCAGATGCAGCAGTAGCAACCTTGCAGCAGAAGGGATATACAATCAGTATTGCAAAAGCATAAGTTTAACATTAAAGTATAGAAAGGAAACAAGATATGAATAAGTTAACAAAGAAGTATAAGGTAGTACATGAGGGAACCAAGATGGTGTTCCCTCTCACAGAGGAAGGTGACAATGCAGAAGTATTCCCATCAGTGAATGCTACCGCAGTAGAGTTTGATACATACCCAGAAGCTAAGGCTTACGTAGATGAGCATGGTCTTGTGTATGAGGAACCAAAGTATGGGGAGTAAACCATATAGATTAAGAAAAGGGTGAGTTAAAAGATTCACCCTTTTCTTTTGCAGCAAGCCTGCACCAACCCACCTAGCAAATAGCAAGCCTCCTCCCCATACATATTTATCAAAAAATGTTCAGAAATATGCTGAACCACATGCAGCATTTCGTGGCTGAGGCTATTCATGTATTCTGCCTTTGAAGTAGCCCACCCAATCACAACCACCGTTTTTCTTATATCAACATTAGAATAGGTTATCCCTTTATTCGCTTCACCTTCGAGCACGAGATTACAGGCATCTTCGAGAGGAATGCCGCTGCATCCCAAATCCCGAAGATACCTTCTAACCTTCATGGCATCCTTAGAATGAACATCACACATCACATGTACCGTCCAGTCATACCTTTCCAAGTAAATCTCCTGCTCAGTCATTCAACTAATCAATAATCAC